CACCACCGGTTCGAGCGCCAACACGCAAGCGCATTGTAAAGAGCGAGAAACCAGACAGCATCTTTTGGGCTTCACTGCGGTATTTCAGTGCCGGACCCTCAGTGGTAAAGGTTGCGACATCCCGGCCAGTCTGAAACACATAGGACGATTGGATATTGCCGCCACTTGTGGTTTGCGCCTGGAAGATTGCAGCACCTGCACCAGTTGTGTTGAAAATCTTGAATTCAACAACCAGCTGGAACGAATCCCCAACAGCCATCCCAGTAGGCACGTTGAACTGTTGCAGCAATTCATGGTAGTCGCCAGCGGTAGCGCCTGCAACGTCCATCGTCCACCAATCCATGCCGCCATCTGGATCAGGCTCAAACGTAGTCGTGCAAGTTTGAGTGCTGCCAGAGCGCGACAAGGTGTAGCTGTCTGGCGTAGTACCGGTGATGCCATTTGCAGCGGTGACCGTACCGCCAGAGCCTCGCAAGCAAGGATTCAGATTGTGCGATCCGATTTTAAGCGTTGGGTCCCACTCTGCAAGCGCATTGCGATAAGGCTGTGCAGTTTGATAGAAGCGCTTAATCTCATTGACGATTGGCAAAGCAAATTGATATGCGCCAAACGGCATGAAGTGGATATTATCGACTGTGTAATAAACACCTGTTTTACCGCCTGCATTTGCGCCGACAACAAGTGTATTTGCATTAACCATGCGGTCATAAGCACTTGAGAATGCGACGTTCTTAAGCGTTGCAATGTAAGCACGAACTTTTGCGCCTGCACGAGCCAAGAACTTATTGATAGTTGCCGATGCTGCGATATTTGGAGGCGCTTCCTGATATACCACGTGGCGAGCACGGGCGCGGGCTTGGTCGATCAGGTTGATAATGTTGTTGGCAAGTGCGGTTGCCGCAACGTCAGTTGCAGGAGAATCGTTAGTTCCGCCAACGATCACTACAACCTCGGCATCTTGCGCCAATGCTTGAGGTGCCCACTTCACCATGTCAGCAGTGGTAGCGCCGCTGATGCCATAAGCCTGATAGTCCGAGAATGTGTCGCCCAGCAAGCCAGCGACCCAAGCCACATAGCCCAACAGGTTGTATTCACTAATGGTGGCAAGGCCAGCAGTTGTCACGGTGCTCGTGCCATTTGCCACTGGTGCAGTTGCCCCACGGATAGCAACAAGAATGCCTTTATTTGGTGTGCCACTGTTCAGGTAGAACCAACCACCTTGTGATACATCTACATATTCGCCAGGGGTATCCCCCGTATACGTCCAGCGCATCCATGAGCGTGAATCTGTTTCTACTGTGCCGCCTGCGGTGCCTGCACGGCCATCAACCATGACATAGACCAGCCATGCACCACTTCCAAGGTTAGCAGGCGTGGTCACGGTGCTGCTGCCATAGTATGGGATGCCGCTGAAATAGCCAGGAGCACGACCAGGGGAGCCGCCGTAGGTCAACGAATCGCCGATGAATACGCAGCGCCCACGACTGGTTAGGGCAAGTGGGATGTTCCCAACGCCAGGGGCCATCAATCCATTCGTACCCGTCGTGAACGATGGTGCGTTGAGGGTCATGTTGGCGGTTGTTGCAAGGCCACCGAATGAACCATCCGTGTTGACCAATGCCCGAACTGGCGTAGGCGTTGGGATAAGGTATGCAGATGTTGGAGGTACGGAGCCAATCAATTTCAGGTCCGAAATACCCAAAATTTCATCATAATATGCATCCGGAACAGTTCTCTGTTCGCCCGGAGGGATGAATACTGATCCTAGTGAATAGCCGCGAGCGGTGGAGTTGTTCTGAATTAGCATGGTTGTAAATCCTTTATAGAGGTATGGCAATTATAGCCTTTAACTATCGGCGTGATAGTTACAACCAATGCATCATATTTAAAAAACATCCCACATACCAGTGCCAGATTCAGGAGCAAAGCACATCACCAAAGCATCGGCCAAGTTCGGAGACATCACGCCACGCTTTTTCATGGCGTCCTTGGATTCAACCTTGACTTTGCCATTCGTGAATTCACGGCGCGGTTGCGATAACTCGCCACACAGCTTGTCGATATGTGGCAAATTAAGATCAAGGCTGATTAGCTTTTCAGGATCGTATGGCTTTCCATTGATGGCGTCATAGGTGTTGCGAAAGCGGTCTGCCAATAGCCACCAAGCTTGGGCCTTGAGGTTCAAGAACATGTCTTCGTTTTTCTTTCCTGGCATGTACTCAGATTCCGGCCACATCACCTTAGCCGATGCCGTGAAGCCGTCGAAATTGGGCTGACGCACCTTGATCGAACAATTGGCTTGTTCTTCACGGATCGCGCCCTTAGCACCTGCGCCAACGCCGATATTGTCGTAACTCACGCGGTCCAGGCCCATGCGAATAGCCTCGCTGAATACGTGACGCGCTGCCGTGTTAGGGTCTTGGTCCTTCCATTCCTCGCAGTGATCCACAACGATGCCATGGCGCGCAATAAATGCATTGCTGTCTGGCCCCTCATCGGCCACGTCAAAGCCTGCCAAGCGCCCACCAGTTGGCGTGATGCCTAGCTTGATGTGAGCACCTCGTGCTGCCTCGATCCACATAGGTTTGATGATCGCCAGATCGCTATTGCCGACAGGCTCGCCCAAGTAGACGTGCCGGTATAGCTCAAAGTCATTAGCTTTCATCAACTCCATATCGTCCCGCAACTCTTGAGGGAAACGCGGATTGTCCGTGTAGTTGATTTGCTTGACGATGCAATATCGCTTGCCATGCAGGTAGTCTGGATACTTGCGATTTGTGACAAACATTTGATGCGTGGCGCTCAAAGGATCGTCCGGGTTATAGCTGACCCAAATCTCTGACCCATCTTTTCGCAATGTCGGAATAACGAACTTCCAAGAGTCCTTGGAGACATTCTCAGCTTCTTCCAGCCATGCGCAATCGAAGTTCGCATACCCCTTTAGCTTTTGAGTATTGCGTAACAGACCATCGAACTTAATGACACCGTTCGAGCGCAAGGCATGAATGGACGTTCCTAAAATCTTGAAATCAGCATCACGGCCAGTGCGGCTAATCTCTTCAACGAACTCGGCATACACCGAATCCTCGATTGACTTCATGACCTCGCGGAAACAAACAAGACGCCAGCCGTAGTAGTCAACGTTGTTAAGGAGTATCGAAACAAATGTGCGAGTCTTAGCGCTGCCTCGGCCACCGTGGGCGACCTTGATGCGGGCAGGCTGTAAGTATTCCTCGAAGGCAGGGAAAATTTCTGTGATGGTCATAGTTGTATTCTATCAGGTCGATAGTTACAACCAATTAGACCAAGGTGGGGAAAATCCGGATACTAACTACATCGGCTCCACAAACACTAAAAGGAAAATATCATGACTAAGTACATAGCAAAATTTGAAGGCGGCAAGATTGAATTTGAAAGCAAGCGCGTTATAACTCATGCAGTAGTGGTAAGTGGTAAATGCTTTGATAAGCACGGCGAGAATGCTGGCAAAGACGATGTAAAACCAGGCATCCTCTACACTGTTAGCCGTCCCGATTTGGTCGCGGCAGCCGTAAAAAAATCGCAAAAATCATACGGAACTGTAGTCGTTGTCGAAGTCGAAATTTCTGAAAAATTGGTTACAAAGAAATTTAAACGAGACCTTGCAATTCTTGTTGGATTTTAAAAAAAAGCCCCTCACGGGGCTTTTACTTATCCAGGCATAAAAAAAGCACCCGTAGGTGCTTTAGTGTCGTCATTTCTACGACTCGGGGTGTTATTTCAACCCATGCCCATTAGTGCTATTTATGCACAATATTATAAACCGGCGCAGTAGGTCGCATTGTGCCATCCGGATTGCTAATCTCGGTACGGTCCGTGAACAGCTTCAAATACTTCCCAAGCAATTCAGAGCCTTTCAAAACCGCCGTCGAATCAAACTTGTATTCGCCAGTAGGAACGCCGTCACGGTCCAAAACAGGTTCGGCCTGTGCACAGCGCTCAATCGTATTTTTAATCGTCTGTAGGACGTATTCAGCGCTGATATCGACCTTTGCGGCGCGAGCCTTGGTCCCCTCTGCAATGGCTGCTTGTATCAGAGGTTTTGAAAGGTTCTCAGAACCAATAACTTGAGCTGTCTTTTCCGAGTACCCAGCGCGAATAGCGGCCTGGGTCGCATTCAGATCGACTAGGTATTCTTTAACGAAAAGGGCTTGCTTAGGGGTTAGCATGGCTCACTTAATAACAACCAAAATAGTTTGCTTCTTTACAATATCCGAAACCGCTGCAATTGCTGCTAAATGGCACTTGGTATCGCAATGCCATTTGGAGAGAATGCCGTTTATTTTTGTGTAGACATTCATTTGACCAATTCCCCTTGAAGATAATTCGTGATGTGGTTTTTTAATTCGTTAAAGTCATTGGATACGATTGTACAGTATCCCTGTTCCGTTAGAAACTCCAAATACTCGCTCTGTTCTTTACTCGGAGCTAAACACTTACCACCTGGCCGTTTCAACTCCAACATGAGGCCATGGAAGCCCCCACGTGGCACAGGGAGGTGCAGGTCCAACACACCAGCCTTGACCCCCTCAGCAACCATCAACTGCGCCGTACGGCTATCACGCTTTCCACCGTTTGGCACACTGTGCAGCCACTTCAATTCTGGATGCACTTTCAGCTTGGTGCGCGACCAAGTGATGATTGCTTTTTGGAGATCGGATTCAAGCATAGAGTTTCCAAATAACCGCTAGCAAAATCACGAATGACACCACACAAAGAATCCATTCAATTTTGCTCATGATGAATTCTTTGTTGAAGTGTTTAACGGCTAGAAATCCCAATACCAAAAGTATTGGGATCAGAAACACGATAGTCAGGAAATGTTCATCAATCATAATCCCACCATGCTCAAAACTGCCATTACGCCATCAGCAATTGGATTGGCAAACAGGATCAGGCCAATGACGATGATGAGGTCTTTCATCATTCCACCTCGACAAACAATGGGCGATTGTCACCCACTGCCATTCTGGTATCTCGCTCAATGCGATAAAAAATCCTGCCTTCGATTTCACTTAAAGAGCCATCTTCATTTTGAACAAACAAACGCTTTGGAAACCTGAGTGGATTGTGATTAGCGATTGGAACGATTTTTCTATTTGAATAAATATCGGTCATATATTCTTTCGTGATGGGAAAGTGGTGCAAATAGTTGGACTTGAACCAACGATTCCACTGAGCCATATTCGGCCAAACAATGGCGGCTTAACCAACTTGCCTATATTTGCTTTGAGTGCCACTGGAAGGAATTGAACCTCCGACCCACTGCTTACAAGGCAGTCGCTCTACCAACTGAGCTACAGGGGCATAATCCCGGCTTCCACGGTTAGCCGCCAACGTGGCGTCTGCAAAATCACTAGCGGCGAAATCGAAAGGTTTGCTAGCTTTTACTGCCGGTGTTACCCACTACCGGCTTGGGGGCCGAACAACCACGCTAAAAAAACACAACTATAAACATGTACCGCCTATTACAGCGCTGATCGTGTCGAGCGATTCAGATGTTTGTAGCTGCAAAACTGGTTCGCAGAGCAGGATTTTAACCTGCATGTCCCGACTTCTTTTCATCATGGATTCATCAATCGTCATTGATTACTACCAATCTGGTACGCCGATTCCTTTGTCTTTTAAGGTATCTGAGAACTCTGGTACGCCCAACAGGAATTGAACCTGTAACCGCCGAATTATGAGTTCGGAGCACTAACCAATTGTGCTATAGGCGCAAAAAAACACAAGGATGATGACTGCACTACTGACTAGAATGTCGTTATCACACTCAATGCCCAGCAATCACCATCCGTGTGCCGCCTCTTGCGAAGCGGTAACGGTGGTCTTTGCCAACTGTCAAGGGGCCACTACTCATAGCCTTAACCACCCCCAGGGCGTACTCTTTTTGCCACTGTAATCCAGTGACCGTCTTTCCGGTCTGCCACCGCCCCGAATAAGGCATCGTTTAGATTTGATCACTACAAGCTGCCAAGGCTTGCTGCGGAATTTAATGCCTAAAACACGCCACGCAATCGGGTTTTGCCTAAGCTGTCCCAATCTAGCCAAACTATGCGCGAAACATGCGGCGCTCCATGTTCTCTCGTCACTACTACTGTTTCTTAGGTGGCCGGAGATGATCCCGGCTTGATTGTAAGTGGCGCAACCAACATCAGCGTTAAAGGTAAGACCGTTGCGCGGCTATATTCCTTTATTCCACTTGCGCATCATCACTGCGCATTCACCTAACGACTGCTGATTCAGGTTGAGCACGTCCACAGCAAAATGTATGGAATTCGGCGTTAGTATCAGCATGCGTTAGGTGACTGGTTAAGCCAGTCAGGCTACTCAATTTATTCGGCAAACACCCACTGAGCTAGGCGCTGAAAATTTCCCCTGTTGGCGCAAGGATAACTGCCTTATTAGCTGAAAACGAAACACTATGCAGGGAGTCCTTGCCTACCCATCGGCCATGCCGTCAGCTTGTTAGCTATTCGGGCTTACAGGGCGGAGCGGTAATTCTGTCGCACTTTGCAGGGAGTGTTTCGCTTCCATGTGTAGAACTATATCACCAACCAACCTCATCTACACCAAACTATTTTTCTATCGATACTTCTATGTCGATAGGCATTTCAAACGTGCGGCGTGGCCTGATCCAAAGCCACAGGAGGATAAGCCATGCCCACATGCTTAATCCGCCGTTACATCGACCGTGATAGCCGATGGTGCGTCATACATTTGCTCCACGTTGCCATCCACGGTGAAATTAGCCGTGATAACTCCACCAAGCTCAGCACCAGACGAGTCCAGACGTTGCGCAGTCACGGTGTACTGACCATCGTCAATGCGCTCGAATACGGCCTCTTTGCCGGTTACCTCTTCAAAGTCCAGAACCTCACCGCCTTGCAGCAGTGAAATGCGCAGCTTGCCAGGGGTACGGCCAGTTGGCAGGGCGACGGAAGTGGTGGCGATTTTTACAGTTACTTTGGACATGATGTCTCCTTAAAGAAAACACAATGTTACATCACGTCTCTACCCTGCGCGCCACAATATTTTATCGGTTTGTCAGCTTAACAACTGCATCCATGATCGGCACATTCTGATCGTACATGTAGCGTGCCGCATCACGATCCAGGCGTTGACCAGCCTTCTCAATCAACACTTCATACCAGACCTTAAACCGCTGGCGGTCTTCAAGGGCTTCGAGGGGATTCATAGGGCATCCTTAAAAAATATCAGAAGGTTCAATAACATGGCCAGAACTACACCAGCCTTTACGATAAAACGTCAAATATCCCTCCCGCTTATTGCGGCTTACAAGGTGGCGGAGGTTGGTCATAGCGCCTCCACATGACCCAAGGCCATCCTTGCTTCCCATTGCACCCTTGCTGCCAATACTTCGGCAGATGAGCAATTTTCAGCGCTCCCATCGGCATCCTTCATTACTTCCAGCGCATCCCGCATAATCATCGCCGCCTCAACCAACTTCCGATAAGTAATAGGGCTGACAATGATCCCGTTTTCAAGGTCTTTCTTTACTTGTTCGATGTTCATCCTGTCTATTCCTTATATGCTGATCCACAAACCTATCAGCCTTCCACTCTTCCATGCCTAAGTGAAAAGCCAAAACTCTTAACCATGACGCGTAGTTCGGCATGCATTCGCGCTTTGCTTTTGCGGCATCTCTTACCAATTGCAAAAGCTGATTTGAATTCATGTTGTTAAATTTCCTCCCCAGCATCACGCAATGCTTGTTGGATCAATGGAATTGTCATTGGATCGGTATCATTTTCAAGCCTTGCTAATGCATATTTTAACGCAGCAACAAGACGTGCATTGCCATTGATGATGACGTTAATTGTCGGCACATTAAAGAAATGAGCGGTGGTAAAAATAACGTCAGTCTCATCCCATCCAATAGCTGCCAATTCATCATGGCTTGTTTCAATGTTGATTTTCATGTTTACTCCACATAAAAAACTATGGTTGTGTTGCTTTGGCGATGGCGGCATCAATCTCATGAAGCACATGGTGATTGACGTGGTAATCGCGAATTTTTACCAAGACGCTTAACAGGTCCGGAGCGGCGGCGATTAGGCGATTATTAGCAGCAGACTCTTGGCCGCTTCGGCGACCCCCTAACCCATGAGCGCCTTTCAAGTTCTGCATCATTGCCACCCGACCAAGATCAGGCCCGGTTACGAAATATGCCTCTTCAAAATGGGCTACCCACGGCCCCGGCGTATGCTTACTCATGCTACATCCTCCAAATTAACTGCCTTCCAAGCAATCTGACGCATATCTTGCGCATCAATTTTTGTTGGATCATAGTAAAGTGAAATCAGATTAAGAGCCTCTTTATATCGATCTCTTTCCAATACCACATCCGCACAACGCTCTTGCAATTTTTCGATTCGCTCGAAGTTTTTAATTCGGTCAGTTATCGCGGCCAAAAAATAGTCAGCATCATCAGGATTGACAAACGCCGCAACGGTTTCATTTGTATCTTCGTTCTTTAGTGCCGAACCTGATTTGTAGAGTTTCATTGATGTCCTTTCGTTGTGCGCCGCCTGGGCAGCGCGGGGTTTTATGCAGGCAAGCGAGACGCCCGATATTTGTAACGATTAGCCAATTCTTGATTAGCTGGCGTCATGATGTCTTTATGGTCAAGCCATTTGCCCATGTACTCAAGAGCTTCACCGCTGAACAGTTCTGCAATCTCAACGTTGGTTCCACTTGAGCATACAGACTCAACCACATTCATTCCATCGCCGTCAATGTAGCCATACAAGTCCAATTGCAGTGCATCGGTATGCTGGTAATTCTTGTAAAGCAGTTCGCCGCTGACGGTTGGTTGTTGGTAAGCTGGTCCAATGCGATTCATGATGTTTCTCCTAGTAGGTTTGCGCTGCTGATGTATGAACTATAAACACTCAAACCCACTAGGTCTAATTGGTTGTAACTATGGTTGCTATAGTCAGAAACTATTGTTGAAAACATCCAAAGCCGCCCTCAATTTGGCGTGATCTTGATCTTGGTCCCAAGCCGCCACTGCCTTGCACAGTTCCTCCAGTAGCTTGCGGCTCGGTTTTGACCCCGCCACGGCCTTTTCAGTGGCGCGTCCACCTCCACGTACCACTGCATCCTTAATAATCGCTCCTGCGCCCTCTCCGTGCGTCCTGACCACCTTCATGGCAGTCGTGCTCGACACCTCACCGTTCTTAATCGCCAATTGGACGTCGGTGTTTGCCCCTGCCAAGCCCAAGCACTGCGAGATATGACCAAGCGACCGGCCAACACGGTCAGCGATCTGTTTGTTGGTCCAGCCGAAGCGAACCAGCTTGAGGTACTGAATGCCCGCTTCCAGCGGCGTCAACGGCATACCCTGCGAACTGGTCAGCAGGTGCGCAACGCGATCTGCATCATTGCCACGAAACTGCGTTGCCGCCATGCTCGGAATTTCCACACCCTCCGCCACCAACTCATTGACAGCGATCAAACGGTGTTCCCCATCGACCATTATGATTTCACCAGCTACCACGCGAACAAAGATTGGCGGGATGGTTGCGCCATTGCGAATCGATGTCTTGAACTGTTCCACGTTCTCGCGGCTGATTGGACGATTGAACCCTGGCTCGACCTTGACCAAGTGCGGGGCAACCTGAAAATTGGTTTCTTTGTTGATGCCTGGAACTTTTGCTTCTGCGGCTACCTTCAAGGATACGAATGGCTTGTTCATTTGTTGCTCTCTTGTGTGATGGGGTTTTAAATTTTACTTGCTGACCAGTTCGATCAATTCGAAATCATGATCTTCTCGTGAATCGTACCAATACTTGCCATTGGTAGTCATAGCATCCAACTCCCCAAGATAAAGAACTTTCAATGGGTATCTGGCCGAGTCATCAATGTCAATGACCGTAGCCACGCCACCTTTGTTTGTTTTCCACTTCTGCCCTACTGCGAAATCTTTTAGTTCCATGATGTTCTTCCTGTGAGTTGGTTGGCGTAGGAGAACTATAGCGACCACGGTCAAGCCTGACCAATTGATTGTAGCTATGGTTTTTACCAGTTCAATAGTGTTTGATTAAACTAAGATTCGCTCCAAAGATGTTTTGCTATAAAAATCAATAGCTTACGCCCATCTTCGAATGATAGATGACATAGAGATATAAAGACTGTTTTTGAATTTACCTACCACTACAGTAGTTTATAACTCTATCTATAGACGTGAAATTACACACCGATAATATATCTATAGTGTATGGGGAAAAACGTCTCTCTTGTCTAGCTTGCCGAAATTGTCGGCTAAGTTATTGATTCCAAAGAGAAATATTCTTAGATTTCATCCTTGGAAAACATCTTAGAGAGCCTTTCATCCTAAAAAGGAACTCAATAAAATCAACAACTTACATGCACTTTACGGCATTTTTTGTCCTGCGTCAAACATGTTCTGGAAAAAGAAAAACCCCGCACTTGGCGGGGCTTGGTCAGGTCTGTTTTCCGGTCGCCTTGTACCTGAGCACCGGCGCGTTGGCATACACCTTGCCGGTGTCGATTTTCTCCAAGTACCCGTTCGACCACAGCCCGTCCACGATATCGGCCAAGGATGTCTTGGTAATGGAGGAACTTTTGCACTGGCGATGCATAACGGCAATAGTTTCTCCGGAGTCAGTCGAGCAGATTTCGCAGATGCGGTGCGCAACAGCATCCATCTTTTCTGTGACGTTGCGGCTTTCCATGCCCTCCGTACTGTTCACCCGGCGAATCTTGCGGTCAATCTCCGAGCGCACCAGCTTGACGGCGTAGCGGGCCATTGGCAGGGTCAGGCGGCCTTCCTCTGCGGCCAGGGCCATGGAAACCTTGATCACACCATCCAGGCCGCGACGTGGCAGGGATTCCAAGCCTGATTCTTTCTGCGTCTCAGCAAGGTCAAAGAAGTAGTCAATGGCACGGTCGATGAACACTTGAGCGTCTTGGTCGATCTGGATTGGCACACGCTTTTGGTCAAAACTGTCAACTCGTCCAAATGGACATTCATCACGGTCAAACGACACAGCCTTAAGTGACATGGTGAGGCTTGCCGGGATGGGTGGCGACCCTGCCCAATCTGGCTTTGGACGTGGATTGGTTTCGTACTCATGGAAAACCATTGCGCGGGACAGAAAGCCGTTCTCCGTCGCCTCTCCACTGAATGCCAGTTCCATGGTGCGTGGCGTGGCAGTGGTGAACATGGACAAGAATGGATGCGGTAAGCCGACAGCGAAGCGCTCAATTAAAGCCTTGGCGCGGCTGATCTTCTTTTTCACAACGTCCAGATCGGGAGCGGAGCCGTCTCGCAATACCTTGCCTTGCTTTTCGATAATCTCGGCGTAGCGCTCCTTAATCATTTCCTTACGTGACAAATCGATATTGGCAATCTTGTCGCCCTTGGTGAACATCTCCATGGTCGTGTAAATGATGCCTTCAAGATACGATGCGCCACCCTTCTTATTGGCATTATTGATGCGCTGCAATGTTCCACCAAATTCATCAATGTAATAATTGGCGTATTGGTTGTGCTCCAAAGCGTCCACAAGGTCTTTGTCGGACTTGATGCGTCCATGCGTGGCGTGACTCAATCCGACAGCGCCTAGAAGCGCCTGAGCAGCCCCAAGCACACTGTCTTTGCCTACCGATGAACCGGCGATGCAGAGAATCAGTAGATTGGGCTGAATATTGGAGAAACGCCCCGGAAAAACATATTTCCGGCCAATGGCATTGGTCAAAACCGACAGCGCGCACGCGAGCGCCAGATTCCGATTCGGGAATACTGAGCATGCATACACATAGTCGTTGATCTTGCCAAGCAGCCCTGGCGGCTCGTGCAAACTTATGTCGGCATCATCTGCAATGGATGGGAGTGTGACGCGCTCTGCAACCTTCTGCGCCCACGAGTCCTTGATTTCCTGTAACTGGTCTGGTGTCAACGCCGTGGAATCTGCTTGTGGTTCCCAACCTGCGGCGCGTGCGATTTGGACAAGCGATCCAATGCCAACAGGACGATGCTGGTAACGCCCGAACGTGAACCATTTTTTCTGGCACAGCCCATCCTTGTAGGTTGTGCCAGGGCGGCTCCAATCGTCCCAAATCTTCAAGCCCACATCACTACCGTCCGTTGCGCTGTGAACGATCATGCCAATCTTGACCCACTCATCATGAGATAGGTTGCACGTAATGTAGGACAGCATGTCCTTAATTTCTTCAATGTCTGCTGTTCCGTCTTGCGCAATGCGGGCCTTGTGCTCGGCGTGCGTAGCCGCCAGCATGTCGGATAAAGCGTATGGCAGCTTGCGCATATCTTCCAAGTCGGACTTGGCGGCACTATGCCATTGATATTCATTGCCTGAGGCATGAAGCGATCCGGCAATGACCACAAAGCCGCCGCCTTGCTTGACGTCGATTCCTTTATAAGCCGCTGGCATTTTCCAGCCTAAGATCGAAGAATCTAACTTGCGAAAGTAAAAATGCAAGCCATTTCCACCGGTCTTTACAATCGCCGAACAGAGGTCAAACAGATCAATGCCAAGGTCAACTTGCAGCTTGGCTAGTGATTCAGTTCCTCCATTGCGCGGATCAATGTCGATCACGATGTGGTCTTGGTCCAATGCCCATCCAAGGCCATTACAACCGTAAACTTCGTGCCAGACTTCGTAAATTGTGGCGCTATCGGCAAGCCGTTGGTGCTGCCAATTAGATCGGAGGGGGTGTTTTCCTACTGCTGCACAATCAGCCTCACCACAGCCGCACTTGCCATTGATGATTGGGTAGAGCGGGATTAGGCGCAAGTGCGCATCAAGGTAGTCGTTCGCGATGGGGTAAAGGTCGGACATGGTTTCCTTCGTGATGGTTAAAAAATCCCCTTGCGGGGATTGTATTTTACTTGGTGTTCAATAACGCGAGACCAGCAGCAATCACGTTTCCTGGGTACAGGTCACACAGGTAGCCGCCGTCTCCTTTATCCAAGTGAGGGCGCATGATTGCCAAGATGTCTATTTCCGGCGCTAGCTCTGCTGCTACAGGGGCGGCGAGACTGGCGTTCAATGTTTTTTTCAAGTCGTGGCGAACCCTGTCGTACTTCGTGTGCATCTCCGCCGTTGGGTAGTCGAAATCACCGCAATTCGCGTTCACGAAGTCGAGCAACGCATTCGCGGCCTTCCACAAGTCGGCCGCCACCGGCGCCGCATGCCCTGCTGGCGCACCTGGCGCGCTGGCCTTCGGCGCGGGTGGGTGCTCGTCCTCGACCTCAAAAGCGCTGGCGATGATTCCGCGTAATTCCTTTGCGGTAACCAGCATCATTTCCGGCTTGTCTTCAGGACTGTCACGATCAGGAATTTCAGCCACCGACAGGACCACCCGATTGCTGAACTCGGCCCGGCGTGCGCCCGCCACTTCATCAGCGATGGGCGCAGGGGCAGCGTACCCGCTGTGCTTGTCGGCGTCATACGCCAGGATGTCTGGCTCTTCTGCCAGTTCGCCGATCAGGTGACGCATGCAGTCCGCTTCGTAGCGAACGCGGTCGGGGTATTCAGACACCTCGAATGTAAAATTGCGGCTGTCCATTAACGACCCGCCCTTGCGCATCAGCGTCGCCGTGAAATTGCTCTTGCCATTTGATTCCGGCATCGCGCCTGTCCAGACTGTCAGTGCTGGCGCATCAGCGCTGGCCGCACGCTGGGCGATGTGGGCGCGGGCTTCCTTGAAAAGCTGCGCCATATCGCAATTCAATCCAGACGATGGGCAAATACCGTCCTCGTCCGCGCAATCGCGGCACATCGGGCGCGGGCGCTTGTTGAGAATTTCGGCGCACTCGATCACACGGATCAACGCCGTATCAATGCTGCCCTGCGCTGGCGCGGCTTGGAGGGCGGCGAGAGCTTCGTTGACTTTCTGCGATACGCTCGTGTGCAGCGGTGCGTTACAGGTTTGCACGGCGGTCAGCGCCTCGATGGCGGCTTGAATAGGGGTGGTCATGGGGCGTCCTTATGGTCGGTTGTCTGCGCAGCAATGCGGGCAGTCTGAATATTGGGTCTTGAGGAATCTGCCGCAGCCGCAGCAGTTCACCTGTTCGCACCTCGGTTTGCGCGGTTTGATCAGTTCGATGCCGGTGCCGGCCAGGGCATCTGCGCGCTTCACGTACTGCATATCCACAGCCGGGCGCGTGCGCGCGTCAATGTAGTCCTTCGGCCACGGGATATCGGTCTCGCGAGCATGGTGTCGTGCCACTGCCTCTGCCTTCGTATAGACCTGGGCCTTGCGCATATCGGTGGTGTAGCCCTTGCCGTCGACCGCCCAGAACAGCATGTCGTTGCCGACGTAGGAGCGGCTGTCCTGCAGGTAGAACTGGTCGGCGCTCACGATGCACCTCCCGCCGGCTGGCCCTTGCTCCGCGCCTCGATAGCGCGGGCGAAGGGGCGCAAGTACATGGCGAAGCGCGAGCCGTGCAGCATTGATCCATCGAGGTTGTATTTGCGGGCAAGGGCGTCAATCTCATCATCCGTCAGCACAGCCGCCTCGACTTTCGCAGAACTCCAAGCATCCCAAGCAATTGCACGCATAACCATAGCCAAGCTAGAGTTTTCTACTGCACCATACTTTGATTGATAGTATTGTTCAAAATTCATCACTTATACCTCTCAACTTGAATTCGTTTAACTTCGTCAGGAACAGTAGGGTATGCCATCCAGGCGTCATATTCAAAAGCGCTGTTGCTGCGCCATACCGCCTCTACCAGCTTGCCTCCACGGGTCAGCGCTAGCACCTTGCTCCCCGCTGGCGGCTGTTCAATGTGGGCGTTGGTGAGGCTGACTACTTCGGCTGTTAGTCGCATACGGCCTCCCAATTGCCACGGCAATATCGACCGGACTCGCCATTGATTTTCATTAGCATGGTAGTTGGCTCATTCAAGTAAAGCGTGTGCCCATCCATTGGTCCTCCATAGCAATACCACGGCTCTTTGTGTACGCGCTTGCTGACAGTGGTCTTAGTTTTGATAGGCTTTGCCCCCACCTTTCCACTGTAGATCGTAGCTGGTTTATGTTTCATTGAAAAATGCTCCAAATGTAGCGCAGTGCGCGAATGATGAATGGGTCTGGCTCAACTGTCAGTTGGGAATAAGGCCCGAAAGCCTCATTCATGGTGCGTGGGACTCGGTAGTTTTTCATGTACTCCCCTGTGTAAGTGAGGCAAGTATGATGCGCGTCAACATCGTTGACCAATTGATTCTAACTATCGACCTCATAGTTATTATTCATTGGCACAGTTCGCTGCCGACGATCACAATGGCACCACGTTTTGAACAAAGCGAAACGCAACCAACAGAGGGTTACCATGACTTATATCAAAGGAACGCAAGAACAGCTTGACGCCGCGAAGGATGATACGACGTTGCTGCCGTTCGGGGTGGTGTTTTTGAGTGTTAATGACGCTACCAAAGGAAGAGAAGTTCAAAGACTTTCAAGTTATCTTGATCGCTTCGATTCAGTTAAATTTGTTTCTGATATTTATTCAGATTCAAACGATATTATGAATTATGACTATCTTTCTAGTAAAGATTTGGAGGTCATCAAATGACCAACCCCATCCAAGAACTGAAAGAAGTACGCGAAAAAATCGCTGTGCTTGAAATGAAAGAAGCCGCACTCGTGGCGCAGATCATTAAAGAAGCTGGACATACCAAAATCGGTGAAGCAACGTACACGCTCTACGGCGCAAAGGTAAAGATTGCAACCGGCGAGAACATCAAGCTTGACAAGGCTTTGCTTAACGCAGTGTGGAAAGACACGATGCCAATCAACCGCACGTATTCGTACACGCTGCGAACCAAAGAATATGCAGCCATGATGAAGTCTGGAACGCCAGCGCAAAAGAAAATGCTGGCTGAGATTGTGACCACATCGATGGCAAAACCAACTGTGAAGATTGAGGTGTAAGCATGGACCTTTCACTTCTAACCAAGCCACTCACCAAGGCTCCACAAATCACAATCGTTGGCCTTCCAGGCGTTGGCAAATCCAGTCTCGGCGCACTGTTTCCAAGTCCTGTATTCATCCAGGCCGAGGACGGATCAAGCGTGTTCGATAGCTGGCCTGATGAAATGAAGCCGGTTGTTTTCCCAGCTTTGCCAAGGGCAGATGCCAAGAACAAAGTAAGCACCATGGCAGTGCTCGAAGAACAGTTGTTCGCTCTTGGAAAGCAGGAGCACAATTTTAAGACGCTTGTGATTGATTCAGTGACTAGTTTGCACGCTCTGTTCGAGCATGAGGTATGCGAGGAATATGGCGCTGATAATATCGGTGAGGCGGCTGGCGGGTATGGCAAGGGTTATCTGGTAGTCAAAGAGAAGCACGCCCGAATCAAGGCTATCTGTGATCGTCTTCGCGAAAAGAAGGACATGACGATTATTTTTCTGGCGCATGCTGGCATCAAAAAGGTAAAGGGTCGCCCTGATTCCGATGAATACACAGTCTATTCGCTTGACATGCACGATGCCTCGATTCCGACCTATGTTGCACTGGTCGATGCCGTGTACTACCTTCGGCAAGATGAATTTATCAAAGGTGCTCAAACCGACAAAAAGGGACAGACAACCAAGTTTGGCAAGGTAGTTCAAACAGGGGACCGCATCTTGGTCACAGCAGGCGATGGACGTATCGGGTACGTGAATGCCAAATCGCGTTACCCTATGGACTCAGAACTGCCGATTCCAATTGGTGAAAATCCATTGCTAGAATTGATCCCGTACTTTCGCAATAACAAGTAAGATAACAACCCCATCATAAATAAAGGAAACAAATCATGTCGTTCTGGAAAACTAGCGCAGGAACAGAAGCAACCGGTGAAGTAAAAGAAAACAATCTGGACGCACTGCCAAAGGACTGGTACACCATGATGTTGGAGGAAGTTTCCAACAAAGAATGGGAAGATGATCGCTACATCAATATTAAGGCGCGTGTTATAGCTGGACCGATGCAGAACCGTGTTGTTTTTCTCAAGTTGAAAGTTTATGAGACAAACAATAAATTTTACAAAGAGTCGGCACGCGATAACGCATTGGAAAAATTGGTGCGCCTCTATCAAATTCTTTGCGTAAAGCTTCCAGCCGCCGAACCAGACGACCGTTCACTGTCTCAATTGTCAGATAAACCGCTTGATGTGTACTTGGACATTTGGAAAGATCAAGCTACGAAAGAGCCGAAAGGCAATTTCATTACCAATTTTGCGGCTAAGGGGGAGAAAGCGGGGACAGCTGAAACGGCTAAGAAGATGCCCAATAAGCCTGCACCTGGAAATTCAGGTGTAGACAGCGACATTCCTTTCTGATAAGCAACTATTCTAATAACAACCACCCGGCCCAGCGCCGGGTTTTTTAGGGGTAAAAAATGCCAGTCGCGCCAGAGAACAAATACCAAAAACAAATCATCGGCAAAACGGATGATTTATTCGGCAAGCCAATGACTGTGACAATTACTGTTGACGTTTATGATGTCTTGATGGCATGGGGCGTATCGAATCCCGCCATTCAACACGCCATCAAAAAGCTGTTGCAGCCAGGGTTGCGCGGCCATAAGTCCAAGGCGCAAGACTTGAAGGAGGCTATGCAAAGCCTGCAACGGGCTATTGAGCTTGAATCATGATTAAGCGCATAGTTTGCTGGTTTTCATGCGGTGCTGCCAGTGCAGTAGCAACAAAGCTTGCAATCATTGAAAACGCCGGAAAATTACCATTGGTTGTTGCTCGATGCATGATTGATGAAGAACACCCTGATAACGAACGCTTTGCTAAAGATTGCGAAGAATGGTTCGGTGTTCCGATCTTAAACTTATCAAGCAATGAGTATGGAAGTAGCATCTATGGGGTTTTTGGAAAGCGCAAATACATTTCCGGAATATCTGGCGCAGCTTGCACAAAATTTCTCAAGAAAGAAGTTCGCATTGAATTTCAATTGCCAACAGATCGGCATGTTTTCGGTTATTGCGCCGGTGAAGATGATCGATGGGATAATTTTCTAGATGCAAATAATATTGACGCGTGGTCGCCACTCATTGAAAAAGGGATTAGCCATCCTGAAGCATTGGCATTGATTGAGAATGCAAAAATTGCACTTCCAATCATGTACAAATTGGGCTATCAGCACAACAATTGCATCGGATGCGTAAAAGCGCAGGGGCAGGGCTATTGGAACAAAATACGTGAAGATTTTCCAAATCAATTTAACCGTATGGCTGTTTTCTCAAGGGGGCTGGGCGTGAGAATCATTAAAGTTGGAAAGGAGAGAATTTTTCTCGATGAGCTAATTCCAGGTACTGGCGACTATCAATCGGAACCTGAAATTCAATGTGGTATTTTTTGTGAAGCTATCAGCCGGGATATGGGAAATGATTGACCCTAACTCCATATTGGAAGCAATAGAAGCCTTGCCGCCAGTTCAGGATGAATCAGAGCGCGATTACTTAGGCGCTTCTATCCTTGGTGAAGCTTGCCAACGCAAACTTTGGCTTCAATTTCATAAGTACGTTGAACCGGAAAAATTCTCTTCACGTATGCTGCGACTCTTCTATCGAGGTCAGCGAGAAGAGGGAATGTTTGAAATGTATTTGCGTGAGACTAGCTTTAACATCATTGAAAACTGTATGTCTCAGGCGCGCTGGACTGATGGGTTTATGAGTGGCGCAGGCGATGGAGTAGTCGAAAAAAATGGCGAACGATATTGCGTGGAGTACAAAACTCATAGCCTTGCCCAATTCAAGAGCTTGGAAAGAGGCTATCTGGCAAACAGTCATCCAAAACATTTCACGCAATGTCAAGTCAATGCACTTAAATTTAATTGCGTTGGCTCGATTTACTTAGCCGTCAACAAGGACAATGATGAATTGTTTTGTGACGTAATCGCACTCGATAATGAGTTTGCCAATCAGGAATTGGCGAAAGGCGAATACGTGACGATGGCCGACAAACCACCTGAGCGAATTGCCAATAAGCCTACCGCCTTTGCCTGCAAATTCTGCCACGCCAAAGATGTCTGCTGGGGATTTGACGCGCCACGAGTCAATTGCCGCAACTGCACCTCAGCCACGAAACACCGCGAATACGGGACATTCGGCTGCGGCATGAAACAGGATAGCAATGATTTGACAAAACGCAATAGCAATAACCAATTGGACGAGTCCGGTTCTTGCGCGCATCATTCGTTTAACCCGTACGCAATACATGAGCTATTAGGCTGGGAGCCATTGGAATTTTTCCCATCACAGCGTGCGGTCAAATATAAAAAACCAGACGGATCAGAACTCACTAACGGTTTTGATTTTGTCCAATCTAAGGACTTGACAATATGACTCCATCACAGATTAACAAGGCCATCAGTCTCGCCGCTGACATTGCACGACCAAGCACTATGCCCATCATGTCCAATCTGCTGATTGGTAACGGCAAGGTGATTGCAAGCGACAGCGATAGCCAGATCACCATTGCAGCGCCATTAGATTTTGAGCCGTACACAGTGCCAGCGGCCAAGTTTAAAACGATCCTTGCGACTCTAGCGCCCGACGTGGCTCTGAAGCTCGACCACAAGGACGGCAAGCTTTCGGTGAAGTCAGGTCGCTCCAAGTTCACCGTACAAACGCTCCCAGCCGAAGACTATCCACAAATGGAAATTGGCGAATTGGTTTCCTCAATCGAAATTCATCAAGAGGTGTTGAAGTCGATGCTTCACGATGTCCAGCACGCTATTCCATCGCATGATGTACGCCAGTACATCAATGGCGCATTCCTATCTGTGCGCGATGGTCAGCTTACTGTTGTTGGTACGGATACATCACGCATGGCTGTTAAGTCGATTGAATTCGATAATGAGGAAGTATTGGAGGTAACGATTCCAAAGCTTGCCGTAGGACGTCTCATTAAGTTTCTAAATGACGGACCAATGACAATCAATTTTTATGATGATAAATTGGTTTTTGCAATGGGAGATATCGAGTTCACAACCAAGCTTGTTACTGGAAAGTATCCAGACTTCCGCCGAGTTATCCCGAAGAACCCAAACACAATCTTGATTGACCGCGAATTGATGCTTGAAACACTAAGCCGAGCAACAACCGTATTGGATAAGTCGCGCTCATCCAAGGTAACAATCGGTCCGAATATTGAGGTTTCTTGCTCCAATAACGGAGAGATCGCAGTTGACGACTTTCCATGTACATGGACCGGCGCACCGATTGAATTCGGTATGAATCCTGACTTCCTGCGCGAAGCGCTTCACGTCATGAGTGGTGACGAAGTGTCTTTGTCGTTTGGCGACTCTAAATCGGCATGGCTTTTGGAGGATGAAGAGGGATTGAAAGCAGTGGTTATTGGGCTGCGGAATTAATTGGTATAATTAATTGTCGGCTTGGAATCCGATATAAAATTTAGCAAGGCTTCACACACACTCTGGCGGGCGGCTAATGCCTGTTATTCCAACTTGCGAAAGCATGAGAGTGTGGGTGAAGCCTTTTTTATGGGCGAATGGAAAATGAAAGAGATACCGCTTACTAGAGGAAAAGTAGCTTTTGTAGATGATGAGGATTTTGATTTTTTGTCAAAATTTAAATGGTATTGCACATCTCATGGTTACGCTCAATTAAGAAAAAAAGAAAATGGAGTAACAATATCTATATCAATGCATAGAGCAGTTCTTGGATTGAGCAAGGGTGAAAAGGTTGATGTCGACCATATAAATGAAATAAAAACAGACAATAGAAAAGAAAATCTTAGAAAATGCAATAGGTCTGAGAACATGAGAAACATGGGAATGAAGGCAAGTAATACAAGTGGCTATAAGGGAGTAAATTTTCATAAAGCTTCAAAATTGTGGAGGTCACAAATTAGGCTAAATATGAAATCAATTCACCTTGGATATTTCAAAAATCCAGAAGATGCATACAATGCGTATTGCGAAGCATCAAAAAAATATCATGGTGAGTTTGCCAATAATGGAAATGGATGTGTTAAGGGAGTTGAAAAGTGTTAATTCCTAGACCATACCAGCAAATTTGTGGCGATAAAGCTATCGCCCACATGCGCGCAACTCCAGAGCCTGGGGTTGTTGTCGTAACCACGGCTGGCGGGAAATCGGTGATTACAACAATCGTCGCCAAGGTTGTTGCAAGCTCTGGCAAGCGCGTTCTTTGCCTTGCTCCAAATGGTGATTTGGTTTCGGAGAGTGCGAAAAAATACCGCGCCACCGGAGAATATTGCTCAATCTTTAGCGCTAGTTTGAATTCCAAAGCGACCGGCCATCATGTAGTCTTTGGCACGCCCGGAAGCGTTGTTAACGCACTGGAAGAGTTTGACGATGAATATGCGCTACTTATTATCGATGAGTGCGCAGGCGTCTCTGACGACGATCAGACCACCTATCAACGCATCATTGCTCATTTGCGAGGAAAGAATCCAAAACTTCGCATCCTTGGCCTTGATGCCGTACCGGTTCGAGGCAAAGAAAAATTGATTGGACCTAATCAGACGTTCAAGCATGTAATTTATGAATTACCTCACCATGTTTTGTCTGAACTAGGCTGGGTAGTTAAATACCGGCTTGGATTCACGAAGGAGCATTACGACCTCGCAAAGTTAAAAACTATTGGAGGCAAGTTCAAGCAGTCCGAAGTTGACGATGCCACCCTAAATAAAGAGCGTCTTAGCCGATCAATCATTGCTGACATGATTAAAATCATGTCAGACGACAATCGTAAATGCGCAATTATTTTTACTGCAAGTATCAAACACGCGCAAGAGGTTTTGTCATATCTGCCTGATGGTGAAGCCGTCCTAATTACTGGAAAGACCGGCAAGACTTTGCGCAAAGACAGCATCGAAGAAGCCAGGCGCGGAGAATGGCGGTATCTGGTAACGGTTAATGCACTTTCAGTAGGAACTGATATACCGATTGTTGATACCGTTGTGTTTCTTCGCGCAACCGAGTCGATTCGACTTTTACTCCAAGCAATGGGCCGTGGTTGTCGCCTATGGGATGAAAATTGGCCTTTGCCACCTGGGGAAATGAATTGGCAGCATAAGGAATATCGCGGAAAGCGTGATGCATTAATTCTTGATTTTGGGGAAAACATAGAGAGGTTTTCGCTTGATGATGACCTAACAATAACAGGGCTAGTTGCGTCAAAAAACGACCAAGCCGCCGACGAAGAGTATTTCGAGATTGATTGCCCCGACTGCAACACGGTAAATCGTCACACTGCACAAAGGTGCGTAGGGATCACGCAAACGGGCCGCTGTGATTATCGTTTTATTTTTAAGGAGTGTGGCTCGTGCCAAGCACAAAACAGCCCTAGCGCCCGCCATTGCTACAAGTGCGATGAGGAATTGATTGATCCAAACAAGCGATTGACACGCACTGCTGCTGTCGGCCCTGGCATACCGTTTCAAGTGGCCGTGATGGACATGACCATCCGCCCCCACTGGAAAGGCGAGTCGCAGACCTTGCGTGTGGACTATGGCGTGACGGACGGCTCCAAGTCGTGGGAAGTTTCGCAGTTCTTGAAGCCAGGGAACTACCTGTTTCACAAGTGGACGGAACGCGTAGGCGCATTGGGTAACACAGTGGACAATGTGATGCTTGAGGCCGCGCAGTTAAGAGCACCAACACGTTTGATGGTAAAGAAAAAAAAGGCTTCCAAGTATTACGACATAGTTACGATGTACCACGATCCGACTATTGATAGGAATAAGCAATTGGACCAAGCCCAGCCAAGTTGATACGATTAGGCATTAACCAAATAGGAAAGACATGCCACTACCGCCCCACCAAAAGCGGATAGCGTCAAAAATATGTGCAAGTGCTACTAAGAGCGAACGCGCAAAACTGGCCCACTATCTAGCGGAGATTCAGAGCGATGATGAGTTGTTTTGTAGATGCTTGCGCAAAGCAGTTGCAGCATTAGAGCGTTTTAACGATTCGGATTTGAAATGGCTACTTAAGTGGCTACCCATCATAGAGAGAGGTTTGGATAAATGAAAATCAAAATTAAAAAGCTACATCCGGATGCGATTGTTCCGATTTACGCCACAGCAGGGGCGGCGTGCTTTGATATTCATGCCGTGATTGACAACGATGAGCGCGCAGGCAGTTTGTTGGGCGGTCATGTTGCCTCCATCGGGACCGGCTTGGCTTTTGAAGTTCCTCCTGGATTTGCTCTCAAGCTGTTCAGCCGAAGTGGGCATGGACTTAAGGGAGTATCTCTCGCAAACGGTACCGGAATTATCGACAGTGATTACCGTGGAGAACTTAAAGTCCTGCTTATCAATCACAGCGACGATGACGTTGATATTAATCACGGCGACCGAATCGCCCAAGCAATGATTATTCCGTTTGAAAAAGTTGGCTTTGAGGTAGTCGAAGAACTCAGTGAAACTGAGCGCGGCAATGGCGGGTTTGGGAGTACGGGGAAATGAGCGAGCAAGTAAAACAATACCTAGACAGCCTCAGTGATGGTCAAGTGCTTGAATATTTAAAGGTTGCACACGATGATATTCATGCAATCCCTGACAATCAATTAAATGGAGAATGGCACGAAGCTTGTTTCGCGGGACTTTGCATGTTGGCGCAAGAGGCTAGCAAGCGTGGATTGAAGGTGGCAAAATGACCAAGCACAAACTAACGCCGTGGTTTCCGGCTGATGTGAAGCCGGTTAGGCATGGGATTTATGAAAGAAGTTACGGGTTCTTTAAATTAAAAGACTTATGGGATGGAAATTATTGGAGGTATCAAGTGAGCAAAAAAATTTGCTTTAATCAGAACAGAGATTGGCGAGGCATCCAAAAATGAAACCAGAAGAATACAGCCAGCAAACCGACAAGATGCGGTTTTATAGTTCTCGTAAAATTTGCACTAAATGCAAAGAAACGAAGCCGCAGCTTGGCGGAAAATCGATTGCAAAACCAAACTCAAGTCGTAAGGTTTGGGTTTGCAAAACATGTATTACATAAGGTCATTAGCTCGAACAAAACCTTGGCAAGCTCGACCAGCTGCAAACCCTTCTTCCACACGTAGCTCTAGCGCTCTAATATCTCGTTCAATGTCTTCACGAACCAACCCGCCTCCGGTATTGGCTTCAATGCTTCCGGGGGCGCTTTGGGGATTGGCCGGGCTGGAAGGTCTACCACAGATGGCGGTACCGACTCGCAGCCTGCGAGAAACAGCAAGATCAGACTTAACTTTAGACAGTTCTTCATTGTATTTATTTCCCAATACTTCGTTGTTATCCGAGAATTGCTTTCTCAAGTCTTCATTTTCTTTGTTTCGTTTTGCCACTGCCTTATCTTCTGCCGCTTTGATCTTGGCTTTGTCAGCATCCCAAAGTGCTTGCACCTCGGCACGACCCTTCTTGACATAGTGATTCGTGGCGGCGTAATACCCAGCACCAAGCGCGCCAGTTATCACCAACCCTGCAATGATTTTAATCAGTAGAGGCGACAGCTTTAGCATCTTTTTCCTTTTCCAAGGCGGGTGCTTGGATGAGTTTGGTAACGGTTGGGGCGATCCAGGCAGCAACATAAATAGCGAGATAGCCCTCACTCATTTTGCCACCAGCCGTGAGGTAAATCATCAGCCAAGTGGTGAGCATGAAAGCCCCGAGCATCACAACAGAGGCTTTGCTCATCCGGCCATCGTCACCAAGCAATAGGTCTTCGATGTTGATGCGACTTACAGGGTCACGGTTGCGTTTAATAACGGCGGCAATAAGCCACAGCACCACCAGCACTAAAACGCCGTACATGATGGCCTGAGCGGTTAAATACTGATCAACCATTGCGCATCATCTCTGCAAGGCGCACAGATCGATTGCCTACCTGTTTTGCCCATTTGCTTGCCAACATGTTTCTCGCGGCTTGTTCGTACTTTCCATTTTTGACGAACGTCAGTGTGTTGACAAAACCAAGTAAGCCTTGAAGGCCAAGATTGAAGCACATATTGACGATCACTCGTTGGCGCGCATAGCTTAGTGTTCGCCACCACGGCAAGCTGCGATCAAGATCATCAAACACATCTGCCAAATCACCAGCCAGGATTCTGTTTACTTGCGTGTCGTTTAATGGAAATTTCCACAAAGTGGGAAGTGGCTTTGCTTCCATATTGTGGCCGACGCCGACAGTCTGAACATTGACCGTATCAAAATATGGAGAATAGCGGACACCCTCATCACGGCGCAATTCTTCATTTAAGATGATATCGTCTGGTTTCATTTGTGCGCCCATTTAAGTACCCCGCCGTGATAAGAGCACGTTCCCATGCGTTTTGTTGAAAAACTAACCGTCATATCTTTGCAAGTGGCAGATGGGTTAGGGTTTATGTCAACAAAGTGCGTGATCGCAAAATACAATGCGATCAACAGCACAATTGCCAATACAGCATACTTCACGTTCGATCCTGCTTTTTTCCAATGGCCGACATAATTTCCTGCCTTTCGGTCCGCATTTCTGCTTTGATTTCATTAAAGATTTGTCGATTATCTTCTTTAAATTCTTTGAGAATTAATTGCATGTCGCCTTTCTTAACGCAATTTTCAGCGACATTTACCTCAAGGCTGGAAAAGTGGCGCTTCAACTCTTGAACGGAATCAAACAAGCGCCAGATAAAAGCACCGATGAATGTCATTCCAATGCCAATTGCTGATAGAAAGACACTCAGCGGTATTTTATCTTCCATTAAAATTCTTCCTCAATCGGTTTTTTAGGATCAATCCACTTATCGCCATCTTTGATAAAACCGTAGCTTACGTATTCCGGAATCTTGATAAATTCAGCAGCAATTGTTTCGTAAAACTCATTCCAAGGATCATACGAGATATCAACCACTTGGTTTTTAACCAATCTACCGTACTTTTGCTTCATATTACGACTCCACAATAATCAAACCAGCCGCCCCGAATCCAAAAGTAGTGCCAAAACCGCCGCCACCGCCTGGGAAGCCTCCATTCCCACCGACATTCCCAGTCCCACCGCCGCCGCCGTTAACTCCATTGGCTCCAAAATTACCGGCTGCGGTTCCAGATCCTGCGCCACCACCACCTGTCCCAATTCCATCTAAAGACAAATCCATTCCATGCATACCATTGCCGGCACTAGTAGCTAAGGCTGTTCCACCCTCACCAAAAACACCATTGCCGCCAGGGGCCAGGGCAGCACCGCCACCGCCACCAGCGTTGCCGTTTCGCGCCGCTTGCGTCGCATTACCGCCGTTTCCGCCGTTGCCAAAAACTCCCGCTGCACCACCGCCGCCACCTGCCGCCGCAGATGATCCGCCAACACGATTTATATCCCCATTAACACCAGTGCCGCCCGCCGTCCCGCCGCTAGCCCCGCCAGTCGCGGAAACAAGAGAGCCGAACGAACTAGTTTGACCTGCGCCAGCAGCTACAGTAGCCGTAACAGATGCGCCAGCAGTTTGACCAGTCAAAGTCTTAACCGCAAAACCGCCTCCTGCCCCTGCGCCGGTCGCCGTAGCATCACCGCCACCGCCCCAAACTCGCACACGAAAAGTGGTGGCGGGAAAAACAAAAGTTTGAGTGGCAGTGATGAATTGGACTTTGCCAGTCCCGAAAGAGCCTAGGACTAAATTGGCTGGCCGATTTGAAACAATGATGTCGCCAGATGGACCGGGTGTAACGTAGTGACCCATGGTGTGCCTTTAAGGAAGAATTGGAGATTCAAAGCCGTGAACGCGGATAGCAACTTGTGTGTTGCTTGCATAGGCATTCACAATTTCAGTTGGGCTGATTACCAATGCACTTTCCTCAACCACACCGCTTGGAGGAATAACAAAGTCTTTGGGCAGGATGTAATCCGCATTTGCCGCAGCGCCAGCGACGGGAGAAATTGCCAAACGCACAGAAACCGGATTTACCATATCACTATTTACCATTCGAATGTTAACAGTAGCCACTTTGCCATTTGGGACAGTATAGACACTTGTCCAAGTGTTGAGCAAAAGTGCCGCAGTGCCGAGTTTTCCAGAAGCCATTAGAATTGTCCGGTGTAATAAAATTTAGCGTCAGAAACAGCCGCCTCAATAACAGGAGTCAGCAAAGTGGAAAGGTAATCAGCCATCTGCTGCCAAGTGACTTTTACATCTGCGTTAGCCTGGGCGCAGTAAAAAACGTCAATAGGGTTAAGTGCGCCAGCAGGATTAAGGTCAACCACTCGAACATCGCCATAGGCGAGTGCATCGGTAATGGAAGGCTCAGATTCTACAAGATTTTCAAGGCTGCTAAAGCTGGCGAGCAATTCCTTTAGCTGCGCTTCCTGAACGGCTGTAAATGCCATTACGCCTCCCTAGCAGTGATCTGAACAGCAATGGTCGAAGCCGTTGCGCCAATTACCGGAATATTGTTTGCAGTTACAGTGCCAAGTGTCAAAGTAGCGTTACTCAGGACTTTAAACACTGGAACGCCAGTCCCAACCTTGTAGCCGATAGCGTGTAAATATTTTGTTGGATCGCCCTTTACGATTGCCGAAACCGTAATAAAGCAATCGTTCATTTTGATTGCATTAACACCATTGCCATCTGTTAGAAAATCACGATTGATTTTCCTGAAAACCTCACGGAAAAGCCAGTTCAACCAGTTTGCAGCCAGAGGCATACCGCGCTTGCCCTGCTGCTTTGGCTCCCAACCATTCATCATAATCGACTCAGGTGGAGGCTCAGTATTGTTTTGACCATCTGAATATGTGATCAGAGTTTCTGCAAATGTGGTCATTACTGGAATACTCCGGTCAATTTAAGGCTTGATTGCAAGATTGAATAGTTATTTTTTACGCGGATTCTACGTCCATCTAATGTAAGCAACCTTTTTCTAGCCATGGTCACAAACACGCCTAATTGTACACCAGCAAGCTCGGACTCGTTATCAGGCTCACTGCTATTCCGAGATAGCCTGAGCGCACTGGAACCAAAAGAAACAAGAATTGGAACATCTGAAATTGCGGCTGGCGCAACATCTTGAACGCCTGCCTGTGTTGCCTCATTTGCGCCATATCCATCGGTATATAAAATTGCAGTCGCGGGAAATGATTCCATGTACTGGACGTTATCCGCCTCAGTTGTTCCTCGCACCACATAAATCAAATCAGACGGACGGCCTTTGGATACATTGACAAAAACTCGAAACTTGATAGCCAGTCGATATACATCATCTGACCGGCCCAATCGAGGCTCGCCAACAGCAATTCCAATTTTGTCTAATTGAATTCCGATAGCAGTATCGACAGATCGTCCATCGCGAACTTGATCTGCTACCACTTCCAGCAATGAAAGCTGCTTTGGCAGAGCGCATACAACAGCTTCTATTGCCAACTTGCCTTGGAAAACACTAGTTAGACGACTCTTGGCGAGTCCCTCATAGTCCATCATAAACCCACCACCGTAATTCTATCCATTGAAAAAATTGGAAGTTCACTACGCCCAATGGCTTTATTCGTGGTGCTATAGGATGGGGTATCGCCAGGGGCGGCTGTTACGGCAGATTCAATTGTTACCATTCCCAAACCGCTCGTGTTCAAGTAGATAGGTCCAATAAAGCGTTGATTGATAACGTCTTCTCCCACGTCCAGTAAATTTCCCGTGTTGAAAACTGCATCTTTTATTGCTTGCACAGTTGCAATTGGAAGTTGTTCCTCTGGATAAAGCTGAGTGACGGTGACACGAATCCACACATAAATTGAGGCGGCACGAGAAAAATTAATTGGCTGCAAATCGCCATTGTCATCAGTCACATCAATGGAAATGTTGCCGTATGTTTCAATGCCAGCAGGTTTGTTTTCCCAAATATTTTTTGCCACTGCCTGATCATTACCACCACGCACAATAGCCTCAAAAGAATGAGGCGGGACCAGTCCTACAAATAAGTGCGTGCGATTCTCAAATACATTGACGGTGGTAACGCCCGGAACCTCTTGCAGCAACCGCGAACGAATGGCTGTAACAGTGGCAGAGCCAGCTACCCTAGAAACTGTGGAATGGCGCAAACGCAAGTCGGCATCACTTTCAATGTCGCGACTGCCAGAACCGGCAATCAAATTGCTAACCCCTGTCCACCCAAAAACAGGAGTGTCAATGTCCGCTAGCGCACCAATTGGAAGTTCGCGAGCGCCGCTGACGACTGAAACAAAAACCGCAGGCGATCCCATTTGAACGGTAGTGATATTGGCACTCTTCGCATATGAAAAAGGCGTTTGCCCGTCCAATGCAGATATGCGCAAAACGTCATCAGCAACCACCTTGACATAGCCTGTAATGGCTGCTGCCAAGGCCGTCAAAATGCTTGCATCAGTTGCACCAATGCCAGAATTAACGCTGTAAAGAACTCCATTAAGCGTCACGCTGTAAACTGTGGAATCAGCAAGTGTGGCGATTTCTACGCGCACATCAATTACACGCGATGCCGTGATAATTACATCGGAGGTGTTAAAGTATTGAACGTCGGCGTGCGTGACAGCATTTGCCGGAACAATAGAACCCTCATCCCCATAAGCAGCGGCAGTAACCACAACCGGCGCAGCAGGGATTCGCACAATACCCAAAAGTGATACTGCGCGATCCAGATTGATTCCCTCAGCCGTGGCTGGATAGGCGCTGTTGTAAACGTCATCCAGCATTTCCCAGCAGTCATCTAGTGCCGCAGCACTGATACCGTTAAGCTGGCCCAAGAACGCATCAGGAGACGTGTTAACAGGCCCCAGTGCACTAGTAACACTCTCGTCAAGCTGGGTCTTTAAATCGGCTAAGCGTGGGCGCTCAAGGCCAGTCGGGGTAAGTGCCATGTTCTCTTTTCTTAGAAATTATTGCTTCGCGAGCATTCAACCCATTTTACGCCATCGCAAATCAAAGTAAGAGAGTGGCCGCCAGCAGTTGAAAAGTTGCCAGCCAAAGTCAAATTCAATCCGTCCGTGACTACCAAACTCGCATTGAATTCCATTGTTATGCGCCGACCAGCAAAACTAGGCGTAATGCTGGTAATGGAAGTGCTGCCAGTGATGTAAAAATATTCGCCATCTGGTGGCAAAGTGAGAGTTGCTGCGCTAGCCACCTGTCGAGTGGTGTTGGTATCATTGTCATTGATGCGCGTAGTGACAGGAAACGTCGTTGCAATTTGACCCGCCGTATTGCTACGAATTTTATTATTGCTGATAATGTTGCGCGCCTCTGTGCCGCTTCTATTCACGCCAAATCCAGTGTTTTCGGCAAACACATTACCTACCACAACAGAATCCGTCATGTTGGCAAATTCAGCGCCATCGCCTACATTGCCGCGCGAAGTGTTTCCGGTGAACGTCAAATATGCACTTGCAGTTCCAGTCCGGAATCCGTCTTGGCTGTTGCCACGCGCCACATTCCCAGTAAATGCAACGCCATTACAAGCATCAATTGCATATCCGTTGCCTACATTATTGCGCGAGACATTCCCACTGACTGAGCCGCTATTGCAAGCCTCAATCCAAAATCCACTCACGCCATTGTTGTAAGCCACATTGTTAGCCATGATGCAGTCATCGCCTACACCGGTATCAGGCCGCATTACAATGCCGTATTGAGTAGCGCCATAAGCGATGTTGCCAACCAGAGTAATGCGCTGGCCGCCCATGTGAATGCCGTTATTTAAGCCCCCACGAGTTACATTCCCACTCACAACTACGTTATCAATACCAACGTTGTAACCGGTAATGTTGTCCGCTACTTCGATGCCTTGACCATTGTCCCATGCGGCATTACCAACAATTGCGCCATTAGTAGCGGCTCCAATCAAGCCAATGCCATGAGTTCCATTGAGCCAAGTTCGGTTATTTGAAAATACAAAATGATTTACACCATCGTTTGCAGTAATGCCGGCCAATCCGCAACCAGTAACGTTGTTGCCACTGATGTCGAAGCCTACAGACGAAGCTCCATTAAGGAAAATTCCGTTGGCAGCGCAATTGAAAATGTAGCAATCAAGGATTGCTACATTCGTGCAAGGACCAGTCGCAATCCCGTGACCACCTGTGTTGCTACCCTTCGTGCCATCAATCCGAAGGCCCATAATGCGAACGTTGTCTGCGCCATTTGCAAGTCGAAAAACGTGATTATTAACACCATTGGCAAGAACGATTTGAGCTCCATTTGACACCATGCGGGTACCGCTAGGTATCATCACAGTTGCTCCGATCAGATATTGCATCCCTGGCAAATTCGGGATGAAACAATCTTTGGCGGCAGCAAACATTTTAACGAATGCAGGGGCAACATTCATGGTCAAAGTGCCTGCCAAGACATCTGCGCGCTCAGCAGGCGTCATGAAATCTTGGGGCGTAACACTAGTGCGAAGCTTTTCATAAACATTTGATGCAACAGCTTGCAAATTAGGATGTTTATAGCCGACCAGCGCCGATCCGCCAACAGTAGTAAAGGCGGCAACTGTCGCTGCATCAGCAGATGCGGAATCGGCAGAAATATCCGCAGCAATGGCACTTGCTTCTGCAATATCTCGTGCAGCGTTTACCTGCGAAAGAATTGAGTCAACGCCTTCATTAATTTCGGCGTCTTTGTTTTTCAGAAACTTTCGAATTGATGGAACAAGAGGTCCGGTTGATGTTTGATAGTCTTGAGTGTCAGTTCCATTTACCCAAATTTCGACACGCTCGTCGTTACCTTGAAGTCGTTTAATTGCTTGGTCGAGTGGTACGGTTGCCATATTTAATATCCGTGACTAGGTATGGTGATGTTGACGAGAGTGTCTAGTAAATCTTCTACTTCAATAAACTGGGCAAAGGTTAGCCCCGAACCATCAATTGCATTAGCCGCCGGAGAATATCCAGAAGGACGACCGTTGAAATTGACAATGCCAAATCTTGTCGAGCAATTGAAGTCGTTTGTTAATTTGCGAGTGGGCCTGTCAAATGTGTATTCAAAGGAATCTATTTTGTCAACGTCTCGAACTTCCAATATTGACTTTTTTAATGCGCTAATGCCGCCAGTCAAAGACACTTGCTTCCCAAGAATCGATTCTAGATAAGGAGTGCCAAACTCAGTATCCAAAAACCATTCGCCTACCCACAATCCTAATTTGATTGATAATTGCTGCCTGACCCTATCAGCGCCCTTAACAATCGACAGATTTAAATTGTCGATTGCAAGGTCACCGGTTAGCGGGTCAATGTAAATGTCATCCATGCCTGATTATACAACGACACCACTTGTAGAGCCGACTTGCGCAGCGGTATCTTTATGGCGATGGCTTTCATCAATGCGCTTACCATTAGCAGTCACTTGACCTATGATATTCATATTGCCAGTGAAGTTTGCAGTGCCTCCGCCTGGGAGCGATCCAGTAATTGCCATGCCGCTCATGCCGGTAATGGTGCCTGTTACAGTCAAATATTTGGCAATGGTTTGATACCCTGCTACGGTTTGATTGCCTGTATATTCATTATTTGGCGATACAGTTTTGGTGCCACCTGGGGCATTAATCTCCATGCGACCATCCGCCGTAAGCTTGATGAATGCAGAGCCAAACCACATGACCATATCTTCATTATTAGCCCCCTGTAGCGATTGGCCGTTGCCACAGGGGATAGCGTAGGCGTCAGACAAGTCGAAACGCCTATCGTCATCTGTGCCGTCTAGTGCTTGCTGTGCGAAGACAATCAGCACCTTGTCCCCTGCACGAATCGGTCCTTTGATCCCGCACTTGCCGCCATTAAACGAAGGCCATCGCACAGGCACGTTTGGAATGTTTGGGAACTCAAGCACATCACCATCTGCAAAACGCTTACTTGCCAAAGGCTTGATTGTGGCAAGCCCATTCGAGTAACTTACCACCTCGCCATTTAATGAGGTATTCATTTCTGCCAATTCGCCCTGTACCAATGCGCGAATGGCAGATACCATGTCCGATTGTTCTGCCATTAGATGAACCTCACATTAATTTCGGTTTCCCATTCGCGACCATGGGTATCTCCTTGGTGCGTAACTTTTTCTATCTTGAAAAAATTGTTGATGCCTTCTGCCTCAACCTTAACAACCTCGCCCGGAATCAAAGTAGGCTGCAACTCAGAAATTACTTTGTAACCATGAACCTCTAAGCGATCTTTTGGTTCCTTGCCGCTAGCCAATAGCTTATCTGATTTCTTCACGATAACGCCGTCGCTTTTGGTGGTAATGCCTTGCTTTGCCGCCAATTTGTCGCTCATGGTTTTAGCTTCTAGCTCTGGCGATCCGATCATGCCAGTCTCAGGAGATAAAACAATTGCAGTTTTGGCGGTTGCACCACCCTTCTTTATGACTTGAATTTCTTGATTTTGAATCGACCATTCAAGACCAAGGTAATTGCATACTTTACCCATAGCATCACGTACACGCCCTACTGCTGGAAATCCATTTGGATAAATCTTTTGCGGAATATCATCAGGCATGCGCCGCACCGGAAGGCCGAATTGATCCGCAATAAAATTGAGTACGTCCATTGCCTTTGTTCCTGGCTTGAAACTGGTGGTTAGTTTTGTATCGCGGTAGGCTATAAGTCCGTCGTCAAGCTCCAATTCAGTAACCCAATCTGGACCCTCTCTAACGGTTATGGAGCGCCTCACTACGCCCACGAATATTGTCAATGGCCCTTTGTCCTGCGAATAGCCCGCCTTAAGTATCAGAGCGTTATTAGGCGTCTCCACTAGTTTGCGCGAAGACAAGGACAAGTTGTAAATTCGAACAGTGGAGGTGTTCAGCGTCTCGGTCAACGTCTTTTCAATGGAAAAGGAGAATCGCAAATCCTTAATCAGAATTCCATCTTTTCCTGATTGTCCAACGATAAGTTCCGCGACGCGGTTAAATAATGCCATTTCAGATTTCCGGTACTAATGGGAGTGGGTAGACAAGTGGAATTTCATCGTCATAATAGAACAAACCGTAAGTGTCTTTGCCAATATCATCAAATGTTGGTCGGTATTTCTTTCCTCCACGGTGCAAGAAATACAGATTCCCAGCAAATGGAAATGCGTATTCAGAGCGAATCAATGGGTAACCTGCGACCATCTTTGCATTGGTGATTATGTCCTCTCCGCCTTTTTCCGCAATCGACAATGAGAAATATTGGAACCTCTCGTTCCAAAGCACGCGAAAACTATAAGGAACATCCTCTATCACCAGATCAAGTGTCTGATCTGCTGAATCTGGCGTTAGTGGAATTTCAAAGAAAATCATATCAACCTTTAATAGAATTTGCGATTGATGCAGCGGCATTTTTAGCCGCCTCTAATGCCTTTGGCACAGTGTTTGAAAGAATGCTTCCATTGTCCGCCTTGCTTCCCGTAGTGCTGGTTCCACCTGTTGGTTGCTTTGCACCGCCCGTTTTCTGCGGATCAGTTTTTTTCTTCACCGCGTCAGTAGATTTCTTGTCTACTTTTTTACTGATCCCGGGCGGAACTTTTACAGTTTGTGTGCTTACAATCCTAATGTTGGTGAATTCCACTGAAAACTGGATGGAATCACCATTGGCCGATGATCGAGGAATGCCAATCGATGATATTGCCATGTCCGTATAAGTTCGGTACTTGGTATAAACGATCAACGTTTGACGGTCTTCGAACATATTGCGCAACAGATTAAACGTCAGTTGCGTGGTCGTCTCAGTTTGGGATTCCTGGGACTGATTGACAATGCGGCGCGTTACATTGTCATAGAATGATCCAGTTAGCGACGAGTCACTAACCATTGCTGTGACACGAAATCTGTCAGGGTTTAACAGAATGTGATCAGCAACAGGCGATCCCACTTCCACTGGATTGGTGGTGATATCAGCTGACCATTCGTGTGCCTCTTCTATCAATACGTCAAATTCCAAGGATGCAATTCCTTGAAACCTCACCGTAGGTCGCTTATCGTCGTACAGAATTCCCAAATTGATCATTGCAGTTGTCCCATTTGACGTGCCAGAGGACCAAACGACGAGTCCGCAGCTTTAGTTGTTGCATCCTTTGCTGCCTTAGCAGTTTCAGCAGTTGTTCCCGCTGGCAAGGTTTGGTACACATTAACGCTCATAGCAGGCTTGGGTACATTAAACATAGGTTGCGCAACCCCACCAGCCGACGTCGCAGCCCCGGCCACAGCCTGGGGGCTAATGGCAGGTGGAGGTGTAAATTTATTTAAAGGCTGAGTTTCATTATTTCCTATTCCCATGATTTTTTTCAAAGGCGGAGGAATAACCATTGTCGCCAATCCAATACTCGCATCAATAGCAAGATCAAGAGCGCCAGACAGTTTGCTTTTTAGGTAAGCCATACCCGCATCTGTGGCGGCGCTAAAAGCATTTGAAATTGATTCAACGATCACGTTTTTAACGTAGTCGAAATAAGCCTTAAACATAGTTCCTACGCTCATCAAGAACAGCAGAACGCCAGCCTTTACCGACGTCCATACACCCTCGAATACATCAACCAAACCCGAAACAATTTGCCCCAAGCCTTCATACATCATCTCAAAATCAGCAGTGAAAAAGCCAACAAGGATTTTAAAAGCGCCTGAGATAACGTCAAAAATTCCAAAGAAAATCTTGATGAGTCCAGAAAATATATTGCCAATTTGCTGGGCGATCCACGTAAATGGAGTTACATCGTAAAAATAATTGAAAAGCCTTTCAATCAATGCAATAAACTTGGTCATGACTCCACCATCGAAGGCGGCGACAATTCCGTTTTTCATTTCAATCAGCTTGCTGGTAAATTCTCCGATTGTTCCGGTGGTGAAAAACTCAATGGCAGAAGCTTTAAATTTATCAAACCGTTTTTGACCGTCTCCAAACGTACCAAAGAAGTCACCAATGATTGACTTGCCACCCTTCATCCAAGTATTAAAGTCGTCTAGCGCCAATCCTACGAGTGTCAGTCCAACAACCAAGAGGCCAATAGGCGACAAGATCAGGCCAATGATCCCAGCCACAGCTTTAAAGAGAATCGGCGTGAAAACAGCAGCGAGTGCAATTCCGAAAAACTTAATGGTGTTGGTTGCGCCTCCGAAGAAGTCCACCATGTTATCCATGCCAATTTCAATCTTCTTGAAACCGTCAACAAAAAATTGAGCAATAGCAGTTACAGCGCCAGATTCTCTATTCATTCGCGCAATGAATGTTGCAAATCGATTGCCGATAAGGGTGAATGCCTGCCCAATATTGATTGGCATCGACAAAAATTGCCTCTCCACGTCATCGTGGATTTTCTGGAAGCCCAAGATCAAATCTTGAGTAGTTACCTTGCCCTGTGAGGCAAGCTTCTTTAGTTGGTCACGTGGCTTACCCATTGCCACTGCCAAGGCGTCAAGCAACTGAGGCGCTCCCTCGGCCATGGAATTAAATTCCTGGCCCTGAAGGACCCCTGAGCCTAGCGCCTGTGACAACTGAGTCATTACCGACGATGATTCTTGCGCCGATGCGCCGCCTACAATCAGACCCTTTGCAATCGTATCGGTGATTCCTAAAACAGCATCTTGAGTTTTTAGGTAACCTTTTGCCGCATGTCCAATTCGGACATACAGCTTTGCATATTCTTTGATGGGTTGGCGAGCATCACTAGCATGCTGAGATACTTCATTAAAAGCCTCTCCAATGTCGCCAATGGTCTGAGGCAAAAGCTTAATTCGAGCCTCAAGATTCTGCATTTCATCGGCTATCTTGGTGATTCCACCTAGGGCCGCACCTGCTGCAACCAATGCAAACAAGCCTTGCATAGCATTGGAGGCTCTTTGTGCCGAATTATGAATATTGTTGATGGTCTGGTTATAGATAATGAGGTTTCCATTATCAATCCGAAATCCCAGCAGCGTAATTAATTCACGTACGATCATCTTGTTTCCTTGTAAAAAAAGCCGGTCATTTCCGGCTTTTTTCTTGTCCATATGCTTGGTACGCGTCTGACATATCCAAGAGTGCGTTTAGCTTCATTAATTGCTCAATCCCAACCAATCCACTTAACACACCCTCAATTGTACATTTACCCGCTAGAATCGGACGCCATATCCAAAGTTCATCTTCTAATTCTTTAGATATTTTTCCAGCGCTGCTGTAGTCTATTCCGTCAGTTTTGGCGCGCCAGCGGCCTGGAGTCCAAAGCGGCCCGCCAGCTTGGTAAAAAAACCGGCGAAGTTGTACTTCAGTACCTCAAAAATCAATTCGTACATGTCTGCCAAGCCATCGGCATCGCCAAATACCTTGTTGATTGCTTTATCTGAATCAATTTTGCAATCATGTTCTTTGCTTGAAACCACTGCTAACCTAAACATTGGAAGAATAATGTCAGTCATAACCGTTTCATCAAGCTTTTCAGAGATGACGGCAAACAAGTCCTTAACATCTTGATTCTGGTTCATCCCTCCAAGAACTGGCAAGATCAGCTTTTGCAGCTTCAGGATAATTCCATTTGCTGGAAATGCGGCAATCTTTGATGCGTAATACTCATTGCCGTTAATTACAAAAGTTTCTCGTTGAATTTCCATGTTTTTTCTCGTGATGGGTTAGTTAAATTAATACGACATCGAAATATCAGCTGCCTGGATTACCCAGGTATTCTCCGAAATATCTTTACCTCGGGTCCAATCTGGTGCAGTCTTAAGCCAGCACTTGCTAGCCGTCAAAAGGCCACGGCCAGAAAGATCAGCTACGCCAACCGGGATTGGGTTGTCCACTCCGCCAATGAGCGACAAATTAAACAGTGCGCTCAACTCAGAGTTTGCCAAGCTAGTGTGCGCTAATACAATCTCAATTGTCCCAGTGCGACTAGCAGTCTTGGTACGGCCTACCTCCCCATCTGCGCCCGTCATCATACCGTAACGGTCTTCGTCATATTTGGCGGTAATAAAATCGCCATCAGCAAATCCGCTCACGATCACACCGCCAACAGTCACAATTACCTGTTCGGCGGAATAAGTACCTTGGAAATCACCTGCACTCATTTAATATCTCCCTTAAGCCGCGATTGGATCATACGACAGCGAACCGGTAATGTCGGCCACATGAATAGCACCGGCTACACGCGCATTGAATTTGAAATACACAACACGGCTTGCTTTGGTGACCGAATCAACATCAGAGGCGCGAGGAACTTCAACGTTCCAGCCTGGATTCGGATCTCCATCAGCATTGGTTTCGTCCGGGGCAATGCCGCCAACACGCTGACCCTCGCGCAGAGAAGCGCGCAAGTTATTTGCCAGCAGTTGAATGCCGCCATCGGTGTAAGGAACTTTATCACGGTTGATCATCAATTGAACCATGCTGGTCTGAATGTAGTCCTTCAGCCAGTCACGGAAACGGATGATGTCGATCCACTCGCCCGAAACAACCTTGCCAGGATTGGTCAAGGCCAGGGTGTCGGAGTAGCGCTCAAAAGTGTTGCCGCCCTTGGCAAAAATGGTAGTGCGATCAGTTTCCGACAGATTGTCAGAAGTGATGCTTGCCAGCTTTTTGAGCGCCCACGTTTCGCCGCCCGGAGCAATCGACAAGCAACGTGCAGCCCATGCCACATCAGCAAATTCAGTCAGGGCCATGCTGTGATAAGCAATCGCGGTACGGAAATAACCAAGCGATTTAAGCGTGCTGATGATGTCCGTGGTGGTGGCCGAAACCAGAATTCCAGCCTCCGAAGAAGCGGTAACAAACAGCTTGTCCTGGGTTTCAATCCATTCGGCAGCGTCAAGCACGCGCTGCTTAGTGCGCTCGGTCATGTGCAAGACATACCAGCTACTATCAGCCGCCTGAATCGCCCCGAGATCGCTATCAACTATGCCAGTGGTAGCCGATGGGGTGATGACATCCCACTTGATTTTGGTGAAAGTCGTAACCGGGATAATCGCGCCTGGGAACGTCAACTCCACCGCGCCAGCTACAGCCGTGGCAGTAACGCCGACAGCAGCAGTGTTGATAGCCGTGGCAAGTTGAGTTGCAATGGTCGCGGTAGTTGGCGAAGCAGCAGCAGTAACGGTGATTAGCGTGGTGCCAAGCTTAAGCGAATACACAGCACTTGCAACGGCATCAACCGGAGCAATAGCCGCTTTCGCAATGGACAAGCGACCAACTTTTACGCGCGATGGCTTCGGAGTCTGCGCAAAAGCATCAGACAGGGCAACCATTACAGACGGCGGTAGATTGTCAGGATTGCTCGAATCATAGGCCGTATATGTACGGGTTCGCTCAGCAAACGATGCCAATGGACTTGCGATCAATGCAATGCCAATCGCTCGCGGAATCGAACTCGTGTTGAGACTGATTTTGACATTAACAATGTCGGCAAGAGTACCCATTTCTGGAATTCCTATAGGTGTTTTAGGTGGAACCAATTATACATGCAAAGTCTATAGCTATTGCCTGACGGAGATACAACATTCGAAATGCGGTTATTTATTTTGTGATCATGTTTGATACAATAACAACACACCAACAGAGGACTATTATGTCTGCCTACATCTTAATTCCTGCGCAAACAACCAGCGCAATTTCCCCTCAATTTACCGTCACGCCAAATGTCGAGGCGTTTATTACTGCAAATGGATTGGCTTCCACAGAAAACATTATGGTTCAAGTGTGGGATACCTGCCATGCAAATTGGTTTGATTTGATTTTGGACGGCGTAAAGCAAGCTTTGGACATGAACACGAATGTTCTTGGCGTAATGGGAAGCGGAGTTTATCGCTTAGTCAAATCTGTAACGGTTGCGCCCGTTGGCGCGGCATTGGAGCGATGATGAAACGCGGATATGGAATTACGAGCAAGGTGGATAGCGGTGGGTCTGGTACGGGTCCAGCGGGGCCGCAAGGACCAAAGGGCGATACTGGATCGTCTGGCACTCAAGGGACTCAGGGAGCTAAGGGCGACGCTGGCGCAACTGGATCAGTAGGTCCAACAGGGCCAATGGGAGCGACTGGTCAAAATGGATTGCAAGGATCAGTTGGCGCAACAGGGCCAGCTGGGGCGCAAGGAATCCAAGGAATCCAGGGTTTGGCCGGAGCAAATGGCGCAAATGGCGCAAACGGAGTAAAAGGCGACACTGGCGCAGTTGGTGCGCAAGGTAGCACTGGATTAACAGGTGCCACTGGCCCTGCTGGTCCAACCGGGCCGACTGGATTAACAGGGCCTACAGGTCCAACAGGCGCGCCAGGATTGGACGCCAAACGCATCGACACATACAATGGCGTGACAGATGCGAATGGCTTATTCACAGTGACTTACACCACTGCATTCCCTGTCACTCCATCCGTCCAGCCCGAGCCGCCGACTGCAAACAATCAAGTATGGGTAAAAGTTACATCTACCACTACAGGATTTAGTCTGCGCCTTGTTCAGCGCGGCTCGGTGACTCTACTCGCAACAGAAGTTCTCTTGGCTGCGGTCACTAATGTAGCTGGCGCCAATGCCAAGGTGGTTGTAGTAGCGGCCTAAACAGTAGCAATGATGACGTATTCAGGAGAGTTTCCGGCGTCATCTTTTCCTGTCATGTTGACCGTTTCAATCAGGCCCACATCATCCAATTGCGTAGAGCGATAACGCATCATCACATCTACCATTGCCCTATTTTCAATCTGCGTCGTGTCAAGTAGTCCGGAAATATTTTGGACTGCATGAGTCTGAAACGCCGCCAGCCCCTTTGAAAGAAGGCGATCAATATGTGAACGCAAACGAAGTTTGTCTACTACCGCCTGCAAGTGCTCAGTCACATCACTGGACGAGCTATAAGCCTGGAAGCGCTGAATGTTGAGGGTAAATTCCCTATCACCAGTTACAGTTTGAATGCCGCTGTTATCAACATCGGAATGGTGGTCCTGATTAACTGACTTGACACTCTGGATTCGCAAAACACTATAAGGGCGTGCGGGTGCGGGGCTTGACATGTCAGCCCATATCAACGTGTCAGGAAATAGCGGCTTCATGGCCGCGTACAAATTTTCTTTAAACGTTGACATCTAATTGCACCTTAGTCGCAAAATACTTGAAGTGCGGAATAACCCCAGATTGCCATGGAAACTTGGAGGACAACTCATAAGCTGTGCCACGCCATATCAACTTATCCGGCTGCTGGTTCTCACCCTTATCTTCCATGGTCACCAATTCAACCGCCGTGTAGATGCGCATCACGTCCGTCATAACTCGGCCCTGAGGCAAGTTCAACATCTTGATATCTGTGTTGCTTAACGGCTGAACCGAGGCTTGGATCATGATTGGCGTTTCCATCCCCGGGACCCAATTGCCATCAACATAAGCCCCTGGCATTTGACGGACGATGATTTGTGGACTTCTAAAACCACTCATTGTTACCCACCTCCCGACCTTGCGGAACATTCAAGCCATAGCGAGTCATGATGCCAGAACCAAACGATCCAAAGCCTAGCAAAGCTAGCTGATCGTCATAGATGTTCGTGCGCGTAGCCGAGGTGCCAGACGTTTCATACGTGCGCATGAGGTCGCCTTCGCGCTCACTTTTGAGCACTTGCGTGCCAGTTTCGCCACTTGTAGATTGCGCTTGTACGAACAGAATGCTGGCCGCCTTTAGGGCAAGCGCCAATGGCTGGCTTTCTACGGGGTAGGCGTCCACATTGATGTAGAGACGCGCCAGAGTGATGGCGAATTCCACATCAGCATCCGGAAGCGCGGAAAACTGCGGCGCGACAAAGCGGAAAATCTCAAGCGGCGTCGCCATTATTCGGCCTTCTCATCCTTGGCAGTGCGGGCCTTAGCTTTGACTACTTCCAGTTCATCGTTGCCCTTGATGTCAGCTTCGGAACATGCCACTTCAACGGCTTCCGCGCCAGGGATCAACTGTACGCCTGCGACGGTCCAAAGACGGCTTCCGGTGTTCTTAATCAGCATGTCAAACTCCATAGTTAAAATCAATTGGTGGTAAATCAATTATACATCCATACTTGCGGTACACCATCACTAGGAGATATACCATGACAACCGCCTCTAGCATTGCCTACCAAGCTTGCAACCTGTTTGACAAAAACCCGAAAGAAATTGAAGGCTCTTTCACCATGTATTCGCACGATCGCTTTGCTTCTTTAATCATCGCCGGTATTGCCGAACAAATGATCAAAGACGGATGCGGTGAGGCGCAAATTAAGATGGTTCTCGCATCCAAGTCCATTCGTTGGGGGCTTGATGCTCATGAGGATGAATTGATTCAGTGGGGTCAAAAGTTTGCCCGCGATTGCGGCTTTAAAGACGAATACAAGGATGCAAAATGATTGCCACGTACTCTGTAAATATGTATGACGGAAATTCAGGAACAAGTATCAAAATTTGTGAGGATGGGGACGGCCCTGGAATGTTAAGCGTAAAAGTAGATCAAGAACATTTCGGGGACATTGATTTCCACATGAATTTTAAAGACGCCAAAGACTTTGCCAATGGCATCCTTCGCGCTGTCGAACTGATAGAGGAATCGCAGAAATGAGCGCAATTCAAGTACTCGACCACGGCACAATCCGATTGGTAGACCACATGGGCAATGATCTGTCCGTAGTTCGATCAGCAAGGGTCAGCTACGATGCCGAATGGCGCGCTGGCGACGATGCTGGCAAAGATGCGAAGCTTATCAACTACTTGATGAAGAATCGCCACACAAGCCCGTTTGAGTCGGTCACGTTCACCTTCGAAGTCAAAGCGCCGATTTTCGTTTTTCGCCAATGGCATCGCCATCGCACTTGGTCGTTCAATGAAATTTCGGCGCGCTATGCAGAATTGCCGGAGGAGTTTTATGTGCCAGATGTGAGCAAGATTACGGCGCAGTCTGTAGGGAATAAGCAGCAACGGACGGATGAACAGTTGCAAAGCGCTGTACTGATTCAGACCATCATAGGAAGCCATTGCGAAGATGCATTCACAGCGTATCGTGACTTATTGGCGTTTGGCTGCCCCCGCGAACTCGCGCGCGGAGTCCTGCCTGTGAACACATACAGCAAGATGTTCGCCACGGTCGATCTGCACAACCTGCTGGGCTTCATTCGACTGCGCGACCACAGCCATGCGCAGTATGAAATCCAAGTGTATGCCCAAGCCATGCTTGACTTGATCCGTCCAATTGTGCCGGTGTCTGTTGCGGCGTTTGAGGAGTTTAAATGAAAAATATTGACTGGTTTGGCGTGTTTTTATTTGGTGCCACTGCGCTTTCTGTGCTAATGGTGCTAGGTCTTTTTTTTAGCCTTTTTTATATAAACAAAAACGCCGCCAAGTACATTCCAATTCACAATTGCGTTATTGTCAGCTATGCAGGAGAGGATGCAGAGCCAATCTACCAATGCGACACAGGCTTAAAACGTAAGCGCGATATGCTTGAGGAAAAAAAATGAACAAATACATTGCATTAATCATTGCAATTCTATTGATTGGCTGTGATCGCCCTAGAACCGGGGAGCACTCAGAGCTTGCGACTGATCCGGGTTTGTATAAAGATAGAGAAACGGGTTGCGAATACCTTGCCCGTGGAAACCAATACGGAGGATTAACACCTCGCATGGATTCTGACGGAAAGCATATTTGTCGTAAATAAAAAAAGGGGCCATCACTGGCCCCTTTCCGCATCCAAGGATGCTATCCCCATCACGAGATTCTTAAATGCCAGATGCAATCGCAAAAGCCATTGGACGTTCGATTGTCACGCCACCAAAGCGAGTCTCGCAAGGCACAATGAAGTACAGATTGCGCGACTGTGGCGAGTGCTGAGTAAATGGCATCGGGATATTCATCTGGTAGTTTTCCGAGCTATTTTCAGCAGCAACCATGATGTCCGTACCACCTGGACCTGCACCAGTCAATTCCAGAACTGGGACAACACGCTTGATAAACGGGTTGTTGGACAAGAAGAATTGCAGAATCGTGGTTGGGTCTTGTGCACCCGAGCGCTGCGAGTTGATCAGCGCGTACTGTGCCAGAGGCATCCAAATTTCATCAGGGCGATGAGTGCCATTGGTACTGGTGTAGACAGAATTCGCAATGCCATTCAAGTCACGGATGATTTGATCAGCAGTCTTGGTCGAAAAAGTCTTGGTGGCGCCAGTGCCGTCAGCAGGAACGACATAACCCGGAATATTTGCATTGGTCAGGAAGCCAGGCAGACCCGAAGCCGCATCGCCAGTCCATGCAAACCGGTTGATGGTTTGATCGCTGCTTTTGCGTGCAGCGACAGCAAGCTTGGAATCAAGCGGTACACCAGCCATTTGCGCATAGCGAATCTCCTGCACATCGTAGCGATAGCTATTGCCGATGCTCTTGATAGGCGTGGTCGTTTCCAGCGCAGAAATGCTGGAAGTTGGCAGATCATCAGCGTATGCGGCGATGATTTTTGCCGAACCAACCGAATCCCATTGACGCCAAGTGATAGTTTTAGCACCAGATGGAATCGAAGTATCAATTGGGAAAAGTTCCCACGCGGTCAGCCTTGGACGCTCAACGTCATAAGTCTTTGCACGAATGAATTCCAATTGCCGAGCAAAGAAGATCGACTCGCCAGCATCGGCGCGCAGCATGCCGGTGTTTTCGATGACGCGCAGGTCTTGTGCATCGTAGTACATAGTTTCGTCACTCATTAGTCAATCTCCACCACTGCGAGGCCCGATGCGGTCGTGCCGGTAATAAACGTTGCGCGGAATTGAGTAAATGCCTCAATACCTGCTGCAACGGCTTCATCTGTCACCAAGCCGGACGACAGTTTAAGGTTTGCGACAGCGCCAGCTACAACGGCATCATCGGTCATCATCCAGATACGACCACGCTTAAACACGGAAACCGAATCAGTTGCCGAGTACGCCGATACAGCACCAAGCGATGGATACACTTGCTCAGCAAACATACTTGCGGCAGCAATGCCAACTGCCAATGCAGCTTGGCCTGCGCCAGTGCCTACGGCCAGGACTTGTCGCTCTTTATTGGTGCCAAGCTTCACAGCAGCGCCAAAGGGAATTGTGCCTTCCGCCAGATAAGACATAGTGTCACCAAAGCCACTATCGTAAATCAGGCCGGTATAGCCCAAAGGCTGATACTGACCAAACGTGCTTTGTGGAATAGGCATTATTTTTTCTCCTTCATGCGTGCAATCATTTCATCGCGTTTCGATGCACTGGTAATTGGTGCTGCGCCATCAGTACGGGTATTGACTGCCGCACGCTGCGATGCCATGTTTTGAACGGGAGCCACTTCCACCGCCATATCGAAAGCAGCATCGACATAAACATCGGACTTATCGGTCAGATCGGCGTCTTTGCGAACCGACTTGATAACTAGCTCCTTAACTTCGCGGTCGGTTTTATCCTTTGCGTCCACCTTGAACTTGGTAGCGGTTGCTTCCAGGGTCAGGCGATTCAGAGCATCAATGCGGCCTTGTTCTTTTGCAGCAGCCAGGGCATCGGCTTGCGCGTCAACTTTAGCTTGCAGTACATCCTTGGCAGCGATAGCGGCATCGAGTTTGGTTTTGGCGTCGGATACGTCAACCCGGAGCTTGTCTAGCTCGCGGGAGACTTCCGGAGCCGCATCATACTCAAGGCCGTCAAGTTTTACTTTTACGGTCATGGTTTGTTGCTCCTGCTGGTTGAAAAAAGGGTCTTCGTCACTGTCCATATTCAGGCGCGCAACCGGTCCGGCGCGTCCCTTTTTTACAACAGACAGGTGGTTAATTCGGATGTTGCGCTGAATCGCGTCATAGCGGCCAAATACCGGATGCTCGCCCGGCGTCTCGTCCAAGTGCGCACTATAACCTAGTGATAGCTCACGCCTATCGCCAATAGCGTCAGGCGAATGAATGGTGATGTCGGTCCGGACATTATCGCCGTCTTGAGTGCCCGCGCTAAGGATAGTTCCAATGGTCACGCGGTGCGCGCTCTTGGCGTCTACACGGCCACTGGCAGGGTGATCGACGGTGATTGCCTTCCCTCGCATGGATGCGAGCGCATCGGCGTGGAAAACCTCTTCTGGCAGGCGCAATTCACGCTGAATCTTTCCGTCTGCGCGGCGGTACTCCTGAATGCCAACACGCGCCACGATGGGCGAATCAACCAAGAACCCTTCATCGGTCTTGGTCGCCTGGAAATCGCTGTAGTCGTATCGGGTAACGTTCATGTAGCTATTGTATATCAGAATCAAAATAGCGATAGAAAAAATCAATTGGCTAGAAGTTCGGCAAAGAAATATGATTTGGATACACCATCACGAAGGGGGATTGAAATGTCTTTAAGCCACATCAATGAAATGGCATACGTAAAAGCAGCAATTAAAAAGCTAGGCGATGTCCCGGAAAACTTTTTTATCTACAAACTTGCATGGATTGGGGAGGGAAATGCGGCAGTCATGCAGTTAACCGGCGCAGTATTTAGAGAGGCGAAAAAAGGGAAAAATAAAGGCGAAATGTGCATCGTAATCAAAGGGTCTGAGAAAGTTACCCATATGACTCATGAGGAAATTGATAGCGCGGAGGGACGGAAATGATCCCCCGCCGCAAACTCTTAATCGCTTTCGCCATCGCAGTAGGAATTGAAATCATCATCGTTGGCGTAACCACCTACGTAATTCACAAAATCGGATAAATAATGCACATCACACTTAAAAAGAATGGCCTTCGTCGCGAAGTCAAATCGGGATTCTCTTGGACTACTTTGTTTTTCGGAGCATGGGTTCCACTGTTGCGCGGCATGTGGGTTCAACTCTTCATCATGTTTGCAACGCTCGGCTTCGCCTACTTCTATTACATCTTCACTATCAATCGCATCTATGCGCGCAAGTTGATCGAGGATGGTTGGCAAGTTTCTGACGATGATTTGACTATGGCCCAAGTGGCGTGGGGGATGGTATGAATAACATTATTAATGAAGCAATTGCATTTAGAAAAGATGCAATAAAATATGGAAAAATTGAATACGCCATGAGCATTCAAAGTGATTTGCTTGAACTTGGAATTATCCTTGATGATCGTCCGGACGGATCAACAGGTTGGATTAAGTCGAGCGCGGCAAGGGATGCGGCGCTGGAAGAGGCGGCGGGTCTGTGTGATGAAGAGGCGCGCGACTACCCCGGCCCCGCGCCGCGCCGACTTGCCACCGCCATTCTCGCCCTCAAGTCCATCGCCGCGCCTGTGGCGAGCTGCGCTGAGAAGCCAGCTGGTATTAGCTGGCTGGAAAACGTATTTCATGGCGATCCGCCATTGCCGCATGCGTCTTGGAACGACTGGATGGCCGAGGCCACGCAGTCACGCGTCATCAGTGGCGTCACCATCAGGCAGGTGAGCATATCCGACTACAGCGCCAAAGCTCCCGCCCTGGTGCAGCAGGCAGCGCCGAGCGATGCAGCAGATAAGTGGCGCACACTTGCGCTGCAATACGATGGGCATCGCATGCAGGCTTTGGCTCACCTGAAATGCATGGTTGAAAACCCAGCAACGCATCGCAGTATAGCGGCTCAATTTTTGCGTGCCGCGCCCGCCCAGCCGGCCGGCCTGAGCGAGCAGGACAAGCTCGATGCGGCGCGGTATCGCTGGCTGCGCGCCAATCACGAAACCTACGTGCCGGACGGCGATCTCCCAGCGCTGTGGGAGCACAAAAAGCGCAACGACTACGGCATGAAGTCGTTCGTCGCGCTCGACTCCGCCATTGACGCCATTCTCGCAGCCAAGGCCGCGCCATGACTACCAAACTACAATGGCGCAAACCAATCGAATCAGACAAGGCGCGCAAATGCCGAGCACGTAATAAATTTGAAAAGAAGACGTATTTCGTCGAATGGAATCAAGAATATCAAGTTTGGGCAATTTTCGGAAAACCACATATTTTGGTTCGAGTTGATGAAATTTTTGCGGAGCGTGCCAAATGATCTTCCTAGACCCCATCATGATCGCCTGTCTAATTGGCTTCATTATTTGCGTAAGAATTACGGGTCAAGACATGATCCGCTTTGTTATGGCTGCATTTCGCATCGCATATCTTCCGAAGCTTGGCGTAAATTATTACTACTCCATGAGTGGTCCATTTGGTGATGTGCTGACGCCTACCAAAATCATCAACGGCTATGTCGAGTACGACGTAAGGTATGCGGATGGCAACAAGGCCAAATCATCGGCAACCTTCTACACTTGGGCATTCATGTGCAAGGAGATTAAAGAATGAAAACGCGCCACATCTTGTTTGCACTAATCGGAATTTAACTTTTCTCCATCATGATCGGATCAGCCATGTACCAATCAGAACTCTATGAACTCAGGGGCGCGCATTGCACGCCGATCAATCAATCTTATGTTTGTATCCAGGGTGCGAAATGAAAAAGCTAACAGCCGACAAAATTGATAGCCTTTGGTCGAAGACAAAGGAGCGCTCTGAATTTATGCAGAACATCTTGATCGAGGTTGAGGAAATGGCGGAGTTTGGTCCTACCTGTGCAAAGATCGTCAGCCAGGATATCGGCATCACAATTGAGGATGCGGAAAGCTGCATTCGTCGGTTGGTGATTAGTGGTGCATTGCAAAAATGCAAAAATAAAATGAGGATTGGAGGTGAAATGCAAACGATGTATCAGATTCCTAGCAATGAACCAAGGCAAGCAAAATTGATTGAAGACACGCCACCGCAACGAGATTGGCTCGTGGCTGCATTTTTTGGAGAGACAGCATGCGCTACACCTTGATCCAATGCCCCCAATGTGGTGGCGCACACTCCCTAAGTCATTGCCCAAGATGGCGTTGTTAAAAAAATAGGCCCATAATAGGGCCTATTTAACGTTTCGGAGGATCAAAATGCAATACGAATCAAGGTTTGCCATCGGCGATTACGCAATTATGGAGCAAGGTCGCGTAATCATTTTTGCTGTGACGTTCACCGTATCAAAAGTTACTTACCAAGTGATGAATATTGAGGGAAGCATGATGCACAATATTCCTTCTGAGTGGCTTACTCCTATCGAATCTTAGCATCAACGGCGCTGATCATTGCGCCGGTCCAGTTCAATGGATCATTTCTTAATTTGTACTTAATAGTACGTGGCGAGTTAGGTGGATCGCTCCACCCGATCATTTTTTGTTGTTGATAAACAGCGTGTTTTTTACCAACAATTAACATCTCTTCCAAAAAGAATCCGGTTGTCAATCCACGTGTAAAAGCTTTTTGGATGTTCGTCCATATATTTGCCCTGTTGTCATCGAATGACTCAGCGGTAAATGGCCTAGATGGAATGATAATTGGCGCTCCATCCAAAAACATCCTCTTTGCTCCGAACTCTTGGATTGCGCCAATTTGGGCATATGTCAGATGGTCCCTGTTATTTTCGCCAGGGTGAATTCCCAATGATGCATGCAAACCAATTGTTACTGACTTGCCGTTCAATGCTTTGAGTCCTTTGATTATTTTTAAATAACCATGATCACGTATTACAACAGTCATTAACTACCTCGACATCATCAGTTTATTAAGTGAATCTTGCGAAAGACGGCCACTGCTAAGCAAAGAATTAATTGCCTCTCTAGCAGATGACTTGTTTCTATTCAAAGCCAAAATTTCTCCTGGCGTCAACTTACCACTTCTTAATGCCGCTCCGTACTCTTTGGATCGTTCATCGCGCCCAGCTTGACCAACTCCGGGCCTGTACTGTACCAGTTCTATCCTTTTCATTGGATCAATAGGGAATTGATTCTCAAAATCAAAATCAAGAACAGGGGTCGCAACACACCGGCAGCGCGCAGGCATGCCGGGGTGGCCGTCACTCGGAACAACCTTCCAAGAAAAAACCTTTCCTTGTCTCTGCGCGTGCAGAGGGCGCACGCGCTCATCACGTTGAGTCGTCCATACATAAGACAGTGCAGTAATCCCCATAAGGCGACTACGCTGAAGCTGTGAATTCAATGAACCCGTCTCGTTAATTGCAGTAAAGTTGACTTGTCCACTAAATGCTTCTCGACGTTTTGCAATTATCTCTTTTGTGGTTTTTGCTTTGGACTGAATTGCAGCCTCATTGCGAACAATCGATTCCACAGATTTGATATATGCAGTAGCCTTATCAACAACCAATTGTTTTACTTTCGTAGACCATGAAGCTAGAACGCCGCCGAGATTTGACTCTGCCAGCGCTGGAACAACCTTCATTGCAGAATTAACTGCTAGCTTGAATTGATATTCGTTGTATGCCGCTATATTCCTAGCGTACGTGTAAATTGAGGATAAATCGTATGTGGATGCGCGAAGCAAAAGAAGTGCGATCAAAGCTAACAGTTCTTCGCTCCATGATTCCTCTTGATCCTCATCAGCGTCAAGCTTTGATTGCGTCAAAAAGTAATCAATGTTCGATATGATAAAAGAATCAACATCAGCAATTATTTCCTTGGCATATGCTTGCAAGAAACGATCAAGCTGCCTTTCTTGCGCATGGGGATAAAGCCATTTTCTAGACATTTGAGACATCCGTCTCAGTAGGTTCTGGCAACCCTGGTGCAGCACTGCCAGGAGCAATTTGATATTCCTCGGTCAACGTATCGCGCACTTCATCAACATCTAGCACGCCCCGATCAATGTAAGCAGAGTCAGCCTCAGAGCGAAACTTAAACGCATCCGCATTCATCTTGTTTACCTCGGCTTGCTCTTTATCGGACATCACCGACAGAGGGCGCATGCACAGCTTATAGTCTGGCACATCACCACGCTTTGCGCCAATGATCCAGCTAATCAACTTGTCCTGTGGCTTGCGCAGAATGTCGTTCCACATCGACCCGATGCGCGCATGCCAGCTTTCCATAACGTTTTTATCAGTGCCGGACAAGCCGCCTTGCGAACGCCCCATAAGGATAGAAACAGGGATGCCAGAGACGGCTGAAAGGGCTTCTGCGAAACGGTCGATTACTTCCGGATAGCCGGCCATCGACGTCGATTGAATCGTGTATTCGTCGTTGATATCAATTGCTACTGTGTTCAAATATCCACGCACCATATCCACAATATCCATGCGTTTCTGAATCATTTGTTCACCGCCAGGGCCGCGCAAAGTTGCAGCAAGCTCAGATATTTTGTGCACGGCCTGTTGACTACGCTCAAGCACAGACGACACGTTCTGATGGCCCATGCCTAATCGGATCAATTGATCGTAGCAAGATTGAAGGGCTGATGCGCCCCAACCCTGATTAGTTTCGCGCATGAGGTCAGGCACGCTATCGCCGTCGAACTGCCACAGGCGGGAATGATGAACACGATATGGATTGCCGCCCATGTGCGAACTAATGAGCCACATTTCAGGTTTGCCATAGTCGATGGATTGAGGGTCCATTACACGGTTTTGGATGGTCGCTTGATAGCGGTCGTACACGCGCAGGAACTCAACGTCGCGCACGCCTTCGGGATTGAGTGGAGTATCTAGCATTCCGCCATCGTTCAGACCGAAGATCATCACGGAGCCGCCAAACAGACGCGACCAGCGGACAGCATCATTGAAGTGCCTCATAGCGTCCAGTTCGTCGAGGCGCGACTCTACGTACTCCACAATCGATTCATCATCAAGGTCTTGAAGTTCGATGCCAGATCGGGTCATTTCCTCTGCCACGCTATCAACGATCTTGCGGCCAAACCCATCACCGATATAAAGGTTTTGAAGAGTGTTTTGATCTAGTAGGCGTGCAGAGCGTGGGCGTGCATAGCTGGATCGGTCACGGTTCGTTCCTGCCCCGCTAAAGGCTTCAAGGTAGCCGTCCGTTGTGATGGTAGGTGCTTTTGGTTTGTTCTTGCTTCCAACTGGACGGCTCATAGTTTTCTATCTGGTAAATTTATTTAGTCATAGTATAAATCAATTGGACCGGAGTGACATGAATGGGCGATGATGAATGCTCTAACCAAACACTATCAGGGGGAAAAAATGAAAAACTTATGGGAAATCGACCATCCTTATTACTGCAATGAAGGAAATTACTACAGCAATGATTGCGGTTCGGAATATGAATCGTGGGAAGACTTTTACAGCTATGAGGGAAAGCTTGATTTTGATATGAATTTGGTTTTCCGATTTGATTGGAGTGAGGTTGACGATGAATCAGGGGAAGATACTTTCAATGGCGATCCATCATTTAAGAATGGGAAGCTAAAAATCTTCTGGATTGGACAGCGCAAAGGTATTTACAGATATAGTATTGTTGATGTTTGTCGCAACGATCAGGATGATGTGAAGAATTTTCTGATTCCGCGTCTTGAGCATTTGAAAAAACTTTGGGAACCATTGATTTAATCAATTAGGAGCAATCATGCAACCAGACCTAGCCGCCGAACACGCCCGTTTAGTCGCAAAATTCAAAGCGTTGCATGATGCGTTGTTTAAGACGAAAGGATAAAAAAATGAAAAAAGATTACTTTGCAATGGGATGGAATGATTACGCCATAGGTCTAGCATTTATCACTTGCGAATGCTCAGATTGGAAAAACGGATGGTATGCAGCACATGCTAAGCATGTCCAACAAGGAAAACTTCCTAGCTTAATGTGTTAAAAAACAAACCCCGCCGTAGCGGGGTTTTTTGTTAGGTTGCTACACGTTCAAAAGCGAACGCACGCCAACCGACTTTAATGCCGCCACCACCGGTTCGAGCGCCAACACGCAAGCGCATTGTAAAGAGCGAGAAACCAGACAGCATCTTTTGGGCTTCACTGCGGTATTTCAGTGCCGGACCCTCAGTGGTAAAGGTTGCGACATCCCGGCC